CTTGAAGCATCCAAAATACGAAACAGTGTTAGCGAATGCGCTACATATTAGCACGGAATACGAAAAGCCCGAAAATGGGTATCTTGCATCTTTTGGGAATATTGAACTCGAAAAAAAGATACACGACAAAAATTTTTTATACACAAAATCCGACATTCTTAAAGCTGTTAATGAAATCAGCATAAAGCAATACAGCAGAATTGTGTTATTATCGAACGAAAAAATTGTAAACGACCTTCAGACAATTTACAATTTGGGTGGATACCGTGAAAAAAACATCCTTGACAACCTTGTTGAAGTAAAAACAGAGCAATACACAAAAGAATATCATGTATATACCTTTATCGCTGAAAACGGCGACACGTTCGACTATGAAGCACTCAGCAAAAGAATAGTAGGGTAAAATGGAGGTTCTGAAAAATGATTACTTTGGATTTTTCGCAATGGGCTGCAATTTGGTATGTAGGCGGCATGATCAGCGGCGCACTGGTTATGATTGCATTTCTCAATAGCTAAGGAGGGGTTGAAAATGTATACAATTTTTTATGGTATCGGTACTACCGCTACTAATGGCGGTTTTTATGGGCATAAATGGATAGTTGAAGAGCTAACCAGCATTGTGAACGGCGATTATGGCGAAAAAATGACCGAAAAAGAAATACAAGCCATGTGCAATGACATCAACGCGCACGGCGGCCACAACGGGTTTAAGGTTTGGGCGGAGGTGCAAAATAATGACAACGTTTGAAGAAAAGGTGAACGCGTACCGCGAAAACAAGCGGCTCATGGAAGAGCTCGAAGCAATGAACGATGCAATAAAGGCCGAAATCATCGACATGATGCACGGCGCGCCGGAAATGGTGCAGGGCACGGCAAAAGCCATTTACAAAGATGTTTCTTCCGTCCGACTCGATAGCAAGCTTTTACAGGCAGCGCACCCGGATATTTACGCAGAGTGCAGCAAAAAGACCGTTTACAAGCGGTTTAGTGTGGTATGAGGGGGTGCCGCACATGATTTTTTCCTGTATCCTGTTTTTCTTCTGGTTTTTCTCGGCGCTGTTCAAAGCGTCAAAGTGACGCTGCCTGAACACTTTAGCGGGGCTGCACCGTAAAGCAACCCCGCCCCAGCCCGAAAGGGCAAAAAACTTTCTGCAAGTCCTGTTTTTGGGGCTTGCAGTATGATATACTGTAAAAAAGGGCAGTAATAGCCCAGAAAGAAAGGTATCACAATGAAAACCTATACAGAGCACGAAGTTAACGGCCTGAGCATTTATGTGGACGACGAAACCGGAAAAGTGCATCACGCAGTAAATTGGGACAGCCCAAACCAAACAACTCTTTACCCATACGCATATAACACCCGCTCCCGTGTGTGGGATAATGTCAGCGGAAATTATACGCTGGCAGGATTGAAGCGCACAAAGCGCCTGATTGAATGGCACTAACAAAATCTTAACCCCGCCCACGCTGGCGGGGCTTTTCTTTTGCCTTGCATCTGCTGAGGGTGCAGGGCTTTTATTTTGCCCTGCTGCAATACAACCCCATACAAGCGTTTACAGCGCGTTTTATGCAGTTATACCGCCAACGCCGCAAAACGGCACACAGCGCTTTGCAGGGGCTTTTCCTGCTATTTGCCGCATTTTACCGCCGCAAATAACAAACCGATACAAGCGGCTATAATACCGCCTGTGCAATGCTGGAGCGTATCACAGCGCCGCAGCGCATCCAGCGCGTACCAGATACCAGCACCACGCCGGACGCTGCACAGGTCAGCATAGCTGCCCTATTATAATAAGGTATATAAAGGTGCAGAGGTGCGCCCCTGTTATGGATCTATGCCAGACAGTGCAGCACATCGCAGACCATGCAAGCCCGGCGGCTGGAGATCTGGCACCGGGTCAGCAGTCAGGGCGCACCGGGTCAGTCTGGCGCCCTCTACCCGGCGGGGCAGTCCAGAAGCTGGGGCGCGGCGGGCGGCGCGGAACCACTGGCGGCTCTCGCCGCATCTCTTTTCGGGCTTTCGCCCGATAGCTAATAGAGGTAAGCAATAGTCGTAGCGTTCCGGCTGAAATAGTCGTAACAGGTTCTGGAATAGTCGTAGCCAATAGTCGTAGTTTCTCCAATAAAATAGTCGTGGAATAGTCGTAAAGTCGTCAGATGACTATCTTTTGAAAGTCCTATATATCGTATAGCAATGAGCAGTTCGATGATAGTAGCAGAGTAATAGTCGTAGCATTTTCTTGCGAACTATCGTAAAATATTAGTGTGTTTTTTGTGTGAAATAGTCGTTCGCCTTTTAAGGAAAGAGAAGTACGATAGTCGCTAAGCAGTCAGACATCCCAAAAATCAATATGTGTCTTGACACCTGTCAATTTTAATCCCAATCACATTACATCAAAATCTTTAACAATTGTACTTATTATAATAGTCGCAGATAATTACTCAGTCTTTTTAACTATTATTCTGCTGGAATAGTCGTATCATCCGATTCAGCTCGTTCTTCTCCAATTTAATTACCAACAACTACAATCATATCATACCAACCAACTAGGATTATTCATCCGGCAAATACCTCAATACTTTTAACTATCAAATAAAGCTATGCAACTGGTCAGACACTTTCAATTTGTAATTAACTGCTCATACTGCTATGCAACATTTCTACATATTCAACCGACTACAAAATGAAGTCAATTCTCCATGTGGAATAGTCGTAGACCATCCACCAACCAGAACCTAACGCAGTTCTCGTCTACGGTCTGCTCTGCTGGCTAACGGTACAGTTTTGGAGATAGAGGGTTGTAGGGGGGAAAGAACCTTTACAGGCGATTGAACTCTGGTTCACTGTACTGCTGCTTCTCCTGTTCCTTGTCAATCCACATATCAGCAAAGGCCTTCCAGTTGGTGATAGGCTTTCCGGTCTTGGTCATCCAACCTGTTCCCTCATAGTAGTTCATGAACCTGCTGGCAAGCCTGTTCTCACATCCAGCATCCAAAAAATACTCGCTCACATCCTCGAAGTCCGGTGCGGTGGCGTTCCCATCGGGCGGGTCGCCCGCTCTCTTAATAACTTTTTTTCTTTTCTTTTCTTCTATATTAAGGAGGTGAACGATTGTTCCCCTCAGAGGTGAACGATTGTTCCACTCAGAGGTGAATGATTGTTCACCTCCCTTTTCACTATTTGACGATTCTTCCGGCACTTTGACGTATATCTTATCGGGCTTGTTCTTCCCTTCACGCTTGCGCTCGATCAACCCGGCTTCTTCCAGCTCTTTTAAAGACTTCTTGACCCATCGTTCCGTGAATCCAGTATCGGCAGCAAGATCTTTGATGGGATACACGATGTATACTCGCCCTAGCTGGTCAGCAAACTTTCCGCTTCTGCTTGCCCTCTGTGATGACCTTGCACGATTGAACAGGTAAACATAAACAATTTTCTCTGTTGGACTAACGTCAATAGTCGAGAGGAATCGAGGGTAGGCCATATACCCATTGACCTTTGTATCGGTTGTTATGTATTTCATTTTCTCCTCCTGCAATAGTCGTAGACCTCTGCAATGCGCTCACAGCCCCGCAGAGCCGTTCCAGAGCCGTTTTCTGTGTTCGGTCGATAAGTTTTTTTGTCATCTGACACTAAAAGCGTTTGTATGGCTTCTGTGCGCGTATATGCAAAAGGCTGCCATTGCTGACAGCCCATGCGCTTAGATTCCGTATTCGCTTTCAATGTCTCAAGACCACGTTGGACGAGTGAACCAGATAGGTCATGCCGTCAATCTTTACTTGCAGCTGGTCTCCTTCGTAATCGTCCCAACTATTCAGCTTGCCCTCGACAATCGTTCCATCAGGCATTTTCAACTGTGCCTATGAGTAGCTATACGTCAGGTCTACAACCTGTTTGTTGCATCCAGCCATCAGCATAATGACAGTAAGGACGGACACGCATCCGGTTAAAATCTTTTTCATAGTCGTTCCTCCTTGATTTAATTCATACAAGAATACCGGTTTTTTGCAGCACATTGTAAACAATCAATGAGACGCACCAAAGAATCGTTGGAAACCCAATTATCGAAAAGATTTCCATTGTAAAACTTTTAGTGTGTTTTTCTGCCCATTCTGAAAAAAATGCAGAGCCAAAGATAATGAAAATAATCTCAGCAAAAGCGAATATCACATCATTCAGTGTCATCTTTTTGTTCTCCTTTCAGTCCATCCAAGTATACTCTTGGAACCGTTGAATCTGCTTGTTAAACGTGATGGGAAGGTTGCCTATCTCGCCTTCCTTGTTCTTGCTCAGCCGGAACAGGTACTTGTCGGGGTTATCGCCGGACAGAAGGATGATTGCATCTGCGTCCTGTTCAATCTGTCCGCTCTCTCGCAAGTCGGAGTTAGTAGGCGTTGCTCCGGGCTTGGATGGGTTTCGATTAAGCTGTGCCAGTGCCATCACAACAATGCCTGTGGTCTGTGCTAGCTCGTGTAAGGCAATGGATATGGCTGTAATGGCGGCATATCTGTCTTTTGCGCCCGTTTCGTGAATGAGTTGAAGATAGTCTACGAAGATGACTTGAGCCTTTTTACGGAAAGCCTGAGCCTTCATCCACGCCACGTTCTTTCCGGCAGCGGAGCGGATATATAGGGGCATCTTCATGTTCTTTGCCTGTCCGTCAATCTCATTTAAGCTGACCGCCTTATTTTTCACCATGTCCAGAGGGCAGTATATTTGATTAGCCATCAAACGTGCGCCAAGCTTGCGTTTGCTGGTTTCTAAGCTGAAATAGTACACGGTGTAGTTTTGCTTTGCCATGCTTGCTGCTATTTGCAAGGACAAGGCTGTCTTGCCCGCAGACGGTCTGCCGCCGATAATGATAAAATCACCCGGGGAGATGTGCAGCGCTTCATCCAGACGCTCTAGGCCTGTCTTGATGTACACAGGCTTCTCGTCCATGTGAAGCACATAGTCGTTCAGCACATCCTCGTATGTCCACGCATCTTCTTCCTCAGCTTTCAGGCTCATCGCTTCGCCCATCTGCTGGTAAATGTCTGATAGATCAGAATAGTCAGTGAGCTCGCTGGTCATCTGAAATGCCAGACCTTGCACACGAGTGAGTGCGGCTTGTTCTCTGATAAGCTGTGCCCAACGCTGCATCTGCTCCCTGTCAATGCGCACACACTCCGATTCGCAGGTCTGTACACACGCTAAGAGCGTCTGCGCTACGTCTGGATGCTGCGTGTTTATCTCGACTATATCTATCTTACCCCTAGCCGTCCAATAGCCCTGAACAGCCGCAAAAGCGTCTCTCAGCTCAGGTCTGAACAAGTCAAGTTCAAGGTCTGGTATGATTTCATCCACAACGCCCGGTTTGCAGAGCATCAGCGCACCGATAAATACCGTTTGAACGTCCATTGTCATAGTCTAGGAAACTCCATCTCCGTACTTTGCTCGTACTGGTCATCCTGTTTCAATGCGTAAATGTCCTGCCATCCAGCATAGATGCTCTGGTCGAGTATGGCTTTCCAGTCGTGCCGATCAAACTTTTCCAGCTTGTTGCAGAGCATCTGTTTTGCCCGCTCTGTCATAGGCTTTTTGATTCTTGTACGCATCTGTGCAAACTCTCGCAGGGATTCCAGCAGGGATTTATCGCCATGAGCAAAGTCGGAGAATATGTCAGGTTTCTTCTTGACTGCACTTTCCGGCAAGGTCTTGACGTTCGTCCGACTGTCAGTTGATACAATGGGTTCATTGTCATCTGACTTTGAGCTCATAGATGAGCTGACCTTCATCTCATTTATGACATGAGGATGAGCCGACTTTCATGTAGACCATCCTTTTGACGCAATATCGCTTCTTTTCGATTCTTCATCGAGCAGATGCTTAATCAAAATGAAACAAGATTCTGCTTTTTTTGAGTTCAAAGTTGCGTCTTTTCCTTCAAAAACGTATGCACAGATTGCATCGTAGAGTTCCAACTTTTCTTTGCTTTTGAGTGTGGAGATGGCTTCAAAGTAGTATCGTTGGAATGTAAAGCTGTCTCGTTTTTTGTCCATGCTCAGTCCTCTTTGTAGCGTTTGTTCCATGCTTCGATAAGGTCTTTTTTAATCTTTTCTTTATCAGCTTCGGAACAATCAGAGTTGTATAGCTTGCTTTCCATGAATACTCGGCACTTGCATTCATTCTTGCCGTTTCCTCTTGTTATAAGCATCCAGCTTGTCAAATAGCCGCTTGCTTCGTCAATAGCCACTTCTCCACCGCAGAACGGACATCTCTTAAGTTCTTCCATCTTTAATTCTCCTTAAAACGGGCACTTAGCGTCAGACTCACGCAGCCAACCTTCGCCCGGAATGTTGACTATCTCATAATACTGCCGTGCAACGTAGATTGTTTTCTGCCCATCCTCAGCAATCAGGCCGACAATCAGATAGTTGCCAGCAGCCATAAAGAACCAAGGGTTGCTCTTGTAGGTCTCGCCCTTCATCCAGTTCTTCATTCTGTTCACGGCTTTTTCAATATCCTTATCGGGGCAGTCTGGGTTTTCGTATGCAAAGAAATCCTCAGGAAATTTAAGCTTTTTCACTTTCTAAATCCCTCTCTTGTTCTCGTGATTCTCTTATGCGCCTTGACAGGCCTTGCGCCTTTGCCGTAAGCTGGACGGATATGTTTTGCCTTGATGTACCCACAAGGTGGCTTCGGCCCAAAGTCGAAAAGGCTTAAGTCCATAATGATGATGCCAAACTTCTTGTTCGTCATATTTATTCCTCCGGCATATCTGGTGCAAACATCCAATGTGTGATTTTGAAATCCCCATCCACATAGATTGGGTCATAGCAATCATCACGCCATGCGCTATCTTTGTACATTGGCGAATAATGTCCAAGGCAGATTTTGTTTGTTCTCACTTCCGGAATGATTTCTTCATTACTATCCCTATACTGCCGCTCTGTGACAAAAATCAGTAAGGGAGAACCGTCTGGTGGTAACTCGTCTAGCACGGAATGCCATACATACTTGTCCATATCCATCACCTCATACCATCGGAAACGCCATCCAATGCGTTACCGTCACATCTTTCGGCAGTTTCTCGCCTATTTCATCCCAGAACTGACCGTCTGCGTAACAGCCGAGCAAGTATGCTGTCGGCGAGAATCCTTGCAACATTTTTCCATTTTTATCACGCCACGTTGTCTTGGCCGCAAGCAAAAAAGGCTGCGTTCGCTCTTGTGGCGGTTCGCTTGCTGGATGCCAGAGCGTGTTAGCCATTTTCTTTGTTCTCCATCATTGCGCCACAGCAAGGGCAAAACTTGAGATTTGTAGATTTATTGCCTTTGCCTATCTTTGCATATCTTGTGTTCATCCATCCGCAGTTGCTACAAGTGTCCCAACTGTATGCACCCCATTGTGGATTCTTGGTTTTATACCACGTTGCCGTTTCTTTTTCTGCAATAGTTGGCGCATTTTCAATAGCTGTTATTACGTCTCCGAGCACATCGAACATCAAGGCGTTGAATGTGTAATCAGCTTCATCCACGCTTACATACTTCATCTGCCTATCAGAAAAATAACGTTTAAGTGCATTTGCATCAATCGGTCTGACTTCCATTGCCCTTTCTCCTTTCAATCTCCATCCCACACGCCGTCAGGACGCATTTTTGCAAACGCAAGCAGACCGTACAAGGCACGTTTGGCGTTACCCTCTGTGGCGTTCCAGTAGTCGCTATTGTCTACATCGTCACCTAGTGCAGAAATAGCTTTTTCAAGCATCGGGATGCTTTCTGCTCCTGTCTTTCCGTAGATGGAGCGGATGCCGCCCTCTCCAAACACTTCCGGGCGATAATAAAAGTGACCGTAATTATAGGTAACGTTGAGCCACAGTTCTTTCGTACCGCCCATAGCGCGCATACCACCAGCGATAAAATGCGTACTATCCGCTTTGAGCGGTTTATGCGTTACATGGTCGCATAGATAAATATCATAGCTCATTTTCTCATCTTCCATTCCTTGCATCCACGTTCGTCCCACACGAAGTCTGCAACGTTTTCCGACTGGTCGTTCACGCATACGCCCTCCGGCTCTGCGTACCATTTACAAGAGCCGCAGAACGGCTTAGATTTGTTCTTGCAGGATTCTGCTGTGCATCTGATAGCCTTGCCAGCAGAAAACTGCTTGATGCCCATGCAAGAGCAATGTTCGGTGGTGCAGTAGAAATTCATCCGATTTTCCTCCAACCAATTAACTCGCAGACACCAATCGTTACAGGGTCGCATCTGTGAATAACTATGTCTCCTGTTCTGTGTTCCTCGATAGGCGGTCTGTAGACAAATCCTTTTTCTTCTGATTCAAAAACTTCATCGAGAATGTTCTCCGGCAAAATTAAAAATCCATCAGAATCTAAGATGGCATCGCATTGCTTGCATTTATAGACGCAAACTTTTTTCATCTTCTTTGTCCTCTCTTCCCACTGTTGAACCGCCCGATCACTCGCTTATACTCCTCATAGCACTCCGGGCACAGGTCGCCTGTGTCCCTGCGCCACGCCCAGTCTTTGAAGTATTCGTCAGGGTTCATCATCCTGCCGCCAAGAACCGCTCCGCAGCGGTCGCACACTCGCTTGTGGTAGATTCCTCTGTCAGTTTGCATTAGTCAAAATACTCCTCTTCCAATTTTAAGTCGCGAGGGTCAAGATAATAGTTTTTACCTTTGTAGTCGCAAAGGTAATACGTTCCATAAAGATTTTCGATTCTCTTGACGAGTTCTACTTTTGCTCCGGCTGGAATCCTCTCTTTACCTTGAGCAATATGTGTTTTCCAATCTTCGTCCTCTAACTCTCTTTTCGTAACAAAAACGACCATTTCTTATTTTTCCTCCCAAACATCCTTAAACAGGATTTCTTTGTCGGCTTTCCAGTCTTTGATTTTGCACGGAATGTCCGTGCCGGGCACGGTCTTTTTTAGACCATCCATCTGCCAGACGTTCCAAGAGATGATAGCAGCCATGTTGCGAACCTTCCCAGCGTCAGGCTCTATGCCAAACAGCCACTTAAAGTTCTCTCGCCATGTCAGGAGCATATTTGCTCTTGCAAGCAGCAGGCTGTCACCCTGCCACTCATAGCCGTATGTAGTCGTCGCTGCGTCCTCTGCCACATCGTGCCATGTCCAGACATTCCAATCAAACCAGTTGTCTACACATTTCAGTTTGCGGTCAAATAGTCCTTTCCGTTTTGGTACTGGAATCTTTTTGCCTGTTACCGTGTCGTATCGGTTCACAAGGAATGGTGCTTCTCCGCAGGTGATTTCAAGGACTGTTGAATGGATGTACTTGATAGGCTCTTTCTTCATATCGGGCATCGCACCGTTTTCTTCGCCTATGTCTATCATCTTTTCGCAGACCCAAGAAGGAGTGAAAACCTCTGCTTTTGCTTTGGTTCTTTGCTTCTGCTCATCCAGACGCTTGAGAACTCGTGGCACTGGCGGGCACTTTTTGATTTGTTCTAACGTGATTTCATCCGCAAAGCCTGCGCCTAGTTCAGGCGGTGGCTCTGTCGCCCATATGATGTTTTTGCCGGTAGTACGGTCTTTAAGCAAGATAAACAGCACCGCTGAAAGAATCGGGTCGGAGAAGTCAACCAACCGTTGTTTCATTTTTCGCCACCTCTCTGTACTCCACGTCAATCCCTTTCGGCAAAGCTGTCTGGTACTTCTGGGCGAGTTCTTCAGGGCTTTGAGCATTTCCTAATGGTTGCGCTGGTGTAGCAACAGTAACTTCTACGTTATCCTTCATGCCAAAATAGTTTTTAGCTCGGAAGCACCACTCGGCAGGATTTTCCTGTCCATAAATGCCGTTGTATGCCCACATGGACTGCATTTTCAGAACAGTTCTAAGAATGTATTCTTGCTGTAAACTATCATTTCGTCTTTCTCCAAGCATGATTTGTTTCAAGCTAACCCACTTGATTCCGAGAGAAAGCGCAATCCATTCAATGACAGGAGAAATTCGTGCTATTTTGCAACAATTAAAGAAAAAATCCAGTCGATTTTTGACATCAATCGGATTGTCCATGTTCACTTTCGGAAGATTGTCGAAGTAGTCTGCCGCAATCATTCCTTGAATTTTTCTATCATCCTCACCATCGAGCAAAACGGACAAATCGTTCACATCAATTTCTCTGACTTTTTCCAATGCTTCCTGTTGCCTTTCCGCCAGTTTTTGACTGGCTTTCGACCTAATTTTTCTGTTCATGGCGTTCTTTTGCAGCCGCTTCTTTTCACGCTCTTTCTCACGCTTCGCAGCGGCCTCTTCTTTTGCCTTTTGCGCCCGCTTCTCACGCTTTTTCTTTTCAGCTTCGGTCAGCGGCGGTCTGCCACGACCACGCTTCGGGGGTGTTGCCAAGAGATATCACCTCTTTTGCTCTTTTTCTACTCTTTCAAAGAAAAATTCAATTTCCTTTTCGTTTTCAATTACATTTCCGTAAGCTACTCCAATTTTATAAATGTAATTGTTTCTTAGTTTGCGTGGAATTTCAAAAATGTATCTGCGAAACATCCCTAAAGAATTTGCGCGCTTATAATGGTTGCACATCCGGCAAGCTGGCATCAAATTAGAAATGTCGTTTGCATTTTTGTTATCCGGTTCCAGTGCCCTTAACGGTTTGAAGTGGTCTACCTGCATATCTTTATAAGAAATTTCCCTGCCACAATACGCACAGTGTCCATTATATTTCTGATACACAATTTCACGGATTTTCTTATTGATTGCCATGTGTCAGACCTCCTTTGGCGGTTCTGGAAGGGGCATCCAGCAAATAATGTCCCTTTCTTCATTTGATTTCCAGTTTCCATTCTTAAAAACACCAACGCCAAAAAGATAATACCAACGGCTCGTGTCCTTATCGAGCCAGTGATAATAAATAAGATACATCCCATCAACATTCGGGTCATTATCGTTTGCGTTTATCCAACAATCTCCATGAAAAACATCTCTTGGAAAGCACTTGCTTATATTTGAGTTTTCTTTTGTAAGCACGACACTCTTTGCATCATCAAATACTTTCTTTGGTAAATAGATTTCAACTGTTTCTGCATCAATCATGCAAAATTTGCAATTCATATCATTACTCCTTTAATCCCATATAAACTTCAATACAGGATAGCTTAGATGCAATCCACGCAATCGAACAGCAATCATCTATTGGTCGCCACCAAGCGCACTTTTCTTTCTCGCATACGCACCGACCAAGCGGATTGCTGGTCATTTTCATCGGACAGTAAATTTCATTGTCCATTGGTTATTCCCCGTTCATCTCATAACATTTGCTGTCGCTCTCGTTGAATCCCAAACACCAAGCTAACTCGGAGGCTATTTTTTGATAAATGCCTTTGGTATTAAGCTCAGCTTCGGATTCCGCACAGCCACTATAAAGGCCATACAGAAAAGCCAGCCTTTCACGCCCTGCCATGTTGATATCCTGAATCATCATTTCCACCCCATCACAACAGCCGTACAAACGGCCAGACACACGTTGACGAACAGCCAGGCAAGCATTGCTTGCCGTTCTTCAAACAGGTTGTTTGCCATGTCTTTGATTGTCCGTTCGGACTGAATTACCACCGCCAGCAGAACTAGGCAGACCAGCCAGCGAGTTGCAAATTCAAACATTGTTATCCTCCATCAAATCGTCAATGCTCAGCTGACCATTGACATTATCATCTTCCATCCACCAGCGGAACACGTCCATGCCGGTCTGCCAGTCGCACGGTAAACCTTTTGCTTTTCTGACACCAAGCATTCGTTCATATGCTGAGATGTACATTTTCTCGTAGGCTGGCCAGCGCATAAACTCACGCTGTCTGCCCCCCCTACCGGCCATAGGACAACCGATGCAGCCAACACGCTTTTGCCCTTCGCAATACAATGGATTGATAGGTAGGTGTTCGCTGTGCGTGTAGTCCCACACATCATCGTCAGACCAGTCCACAATAGGATTGACGGTCATCTTGCCCTTGAGGTTGCAGGTCTCGAACAGTTGCCGCTTTTCATCGTTGTCGCCCATAAGAATGATGCGCTTTTCCTTGTCACGATGGCTAAACTCCATCGTTCCACGGTTTTTCTTTCTGTTTGTTGATTCAGCCCAGCGAACGCCGGTAGCGATAAATCTATCGCGGCCAGTATTTTCTTTGAGAACATCACAGCAATACCGTACAAGTCTTGTAGGCGGCATCAGCTTTTGCGGAATCAGTGTCCACATGGACACGGGTTTGTCCTTGTATCGTGGCATGACGATGGAGCATTTAATTCCACGCTTTTCCATCGCCTTGAACTGCTCACGGATGAAATAGACCGTCTCCGGCGCATCTGCTGTGGTATGGCTGTTGACTACCTCAAAGTTGATTTCTGCACGTTCAGCCAGTGCCACAAGCACCTGTGAATCTTTGCCGCCAGAGTATGTGACCATGAGCGGTTTCTTGTACCGATGCTCGGATAGACGTGCAGCGTCCTGCAACCGTGCAATTGCAAGCTGTTCCTTGTCCATTAGCTTCACCTTTCTCTCAGCTCTTTTTCGACCTGTTCCGACTTTGCTGTGATGTAATCCGCAAACTCGTCAGGTGTCATGTCTTCTTCTTTGAACTTGCCGACCATCTCCCAGTACCTGTCACCAATGCGGATGATTTTCTGCACCTGTTCATCGGTCAGGTCTGCATCGCACCGAAGGTTCTAAATCAGTGCGCCCCATGTGGCGGCGATGCCGTCCAGAGCCATGCGGAATCCGTACAACTGGTTCTGCCGTGCGATTTTGCGGAGGTTGGTCGGCTTGACCTGTTTGCCGCACAGGGGGCAGTTACCAAATTTATTCATCCGACTGCTCCTTTGTTCCAAGGTGAGAGAGCCAACGCTTGTATTTAGTGATCTCAATTTCACACTCCGCAACGCTCTTCGGTGTCGGGGTTGTTTCGTCCAGTGCACGGTGCGGCTTCAACGTAGCCTGTTCCAGTTCGGACGCTTCTTCTGCCAACTGCGCCAAGATTTCTGTCTTAGGCAGAATGTCTGAAACTTTCTTACTCACTTTTTTCTCCTTTCAGCCAGTCGTTCAGTTTTGCCATGCAAGAGGGGCAAAGAACGAACGACCTGTCTGGCGAGCATTCATATCCACATTGTTTGATTTTCACTTTTCGGATTCCGTTCACTTCGCCGTGCCACGAAAAGCACTCGCCGCATCGGTCACAAATCTCAACCTCAATTTCCATGTTTTCAACCTCCCATTAGCGGGTCTGCGCACTCCCAACGGTAATCATCAAATCGGATTTCACGGTTGATGGTTGTTTCACCTTCAATGACTTCCATCTCCTGATTTACGCATCCACTGCTTTCAAATCCATAGAATCTGAAATCCAACCTATACTTTTTAGACATTTCTTCGTACGGCTCAGGTTCCATCGACCATGCAGCCATGACAGGAAGAACAAGAATTGCGTTGTCGCCATCAGCAATTTGTTCAGTGCAGAACTTTTCAACGAAGTTCTTCATAGTACCCTCGATGTAAGCGGTGTCTTTCACGTTGATGTAGAACGTCTCATCATCGTAAGAAAGCAATGCTCCATCATGGATTTCATTGTAGACCCAATCTCCATTCGGAAACTTGTTTTTATCGAAATAGGGACGGTCATAAACAGTCACGCAATCCGTAAACCAGCGCACGATGTTTTCGGGATTTCCACGGACTTTGAGTTTTCCTTCACACCAATTTGGCATTTTCGTTCTCCAATCTTTCCAGCAGCCCATCCACGTCATACCGCCAATGGACACGCAGCCTTTTTGCCTTGACCTCTATCCCCTCTTGCTCTGCCCACTGCCAAGGGATGCTCTTGCGGTTCTCGTTGTAACGGAACGCCAGAACCTTGCTGGCGGGGATTGCAAAGGTGCGGTTGACCGCCCGATAATTGACTATCACATGGGCGGTCTGACCGCTATACCCCATTGCATCCACCATGTCAGTGATATGCTTTTCCTTGCGGTATTTGCACTTTGCCTTGTCGTACTTGCCGAACACCTTTTCCAGAGGGATAGAGGGCGTTTCGATGGTTTTCAGTTCAAACAGGTGGTTCATCGGGTATCGGTACACAAGGAAGTCGCAGATGTTGTCAATGGAAAATGACAGGTTCTCGTTGCCGCCGTAGTAGGTGGCAGCACTGTCTTTCAAGCGGTAGCACCACGCATCGGATGGGACGGATGCTTTGAAGTCCGCTTCAAACTGTTTGCCGGTGTTCATTCGTTGTCCTTTGGTTCATCGGGTAAAGGCATCCAGTGGGTTACGTTTTCAAGTCGTTTTTCATCAAACGTTGTCAGCCATTCGCTATCGTCTGTAAGTACTGCCGTTTGCATTCTGCTATTTTCGTCATACATGGTTTTATCAAACACCAGAACAGGCTTGCTCTCATACCAAAGCGTATATTCTCTGTCTCCGTCCACTTCGGTAACTTCTTCCGTCATCTCTGGTAACTTATCTTTGACATTGATCCACTGATTCATCCTCGTTCACCTCTGAATTCACTTCCGAGAAACCGTTTCTTGCCACGTTCTCGGTGCTTGTCCTCATAATCACGGTGGTACACGCTCTGGCTGTGATTCAGCTCATACGCGAATGCCTTGCGCTCCTCGAAGTCTTTCTTTTCTGCCTTGTACTTCTCGCAAGTGTCGTGGCAGGCTTGGTGGCGTGATGTGCAGTTGAGACAACAGGTAATCATTGTTTTACCCCCATTGTTCAGACATGGCTTTTGCAATGCCCGGAAATGTTTTTGCTCGATTTTTAGCGCGGTCGGTGGTAAACATACCCTTGTTGCGCTTATCATGCTTATGTGCGTAAGAGCCAGACGGGCACCATGTAGCGGTAGGTTCTACGATATTTGTCGGGTGCAGCGGCGGTACACCGCGCTCCCACAGTAGCGTTTTCTTGCTGTACGGATGTCCGTACTCGTAGGGCTGAATTGCTTGCGTAGGCTTCGGGTAATCAAAAATCTTGCTGGGGGTTGGATTCTCAATCACCACTTTTTCGCAATCTGCCGCCCACACGGCAAGAAAAAGCGCCTTGCCGCACAATCCCTCATAATACCGGGAAAGATTGAGCTTTCCTCCCTTGTACAGGTGTCTTGCTCCCGCGTTGCTCGTCTTTGTGCAGGGGGCAAATGCGATAATCATATCCCAGCGGGGCACATCATGCGCGATTCCGTCCATGGTCACGACCTGCCCCCCCCTCAATAGCCTTTAGGCAGTCACCGAGAATATGCCATTCTGGATGCCCGCCGGACGGCTCAATCAGGTCGCAGGAGTAGGCTTCGTGACCTTTCGCCCGGAATGCTTTGCAGACTTCCTGCGATTCCTCACAGGCGACTAAAACTTTCATCTTTCCAAACGCCCGTCCAGCCAGATAGCGCAGCTCTTATATAAGGTAGGCGATCAGTCTCTAATGAGCCAATGGTTTCCGTATGAATCAATTACATCATTGAATTTTTGATTCATCCTATTCCTTATGTAGTCTTTACCTCTCCCAAGAAAATTGTTTGCTGCTGTTAAAGAATTGAAATAATGGATTTCTCCATTTAAGGAAACAAGAGCAATATCTTTGCAAAGGTTTTCAAAAAGTCCTTCTTGAAATCCTTTTCTTATATTTTCTGAAGCCGTCAGCCATTCCAAATTTTCGGGGGTGTTATTGGATGGGTTTCCATCAATGTGGTTTACAGTTAGTTTTGGATTGTAGCCATCAACCCAAGCCATTGCAACAAGACGTGAAACAAGCATTGTTTTATGCGTTCCATCTTTCCAGAGTTCTACTCTCTCGTCAGTGTGCCCACTTAGGTTTCTACATCTTTTTTCCTTTTTGGGTCGTATAATCCTTACTTTCCAAGTTCTAACTCTATTTTTCCCGGAAATAGTTGTTTTGTTGGGTGCGCTTCTGATTCTTCCGAGATTCGATGCTTGATAAAGTGTTTCGTATCCCGGAATATCTTTCCAAAGTTCCTCCATCTATTCCTTTCTCGCCTTTTGTTCCGGTAGCGTAACCGTTAGTTAAAAGGGAGATCAAAACTGTCGTCAATCACAGAGAAGTCGTCCGTGTTGCCCTGCGAGTAGTTTTGCGGCGCATCCTGCGCCCGATCAGCGGGCTTGCTGTCAGACTTTCCACCGCAGAAGTCAACCTTGTTTGCCATGATTTCCGTTGCGGTGCGGTTGTTTCCCTGCTTGTCGATATATTTCCGGGTCTGGATGCTACCAGTCACCAGAATCAGGCTTCCCTTCTGAAACCACTTGGAAACGAACAGCGCCGTATTACCAAATGCTGTGCAGTTGAAGAAGTCGGTTTCCTTCTGACCGCCACTCTGACGGTCACAAGCAATGCTGAACGTGCAAACATCCTTGCCAGACTTCGTTACCTTAGCTTCGGGCGTGTGAACCAAACGCCCCTGAATTGCGATAGAGTTAAGCATTGTTTAGCCCTCCTTCGGCTGTTTCTGGGCACAGTCCCAACACAGAACGCGCCCAAAGCGCTTCTTTGTGCTTCTTGCAGTTTCCAGCGGAGTGACGGTGCGGTTGTTGTACTGAATAGGCTGCAACTGCTTTCCGCAGCAAGCGCATGGGGGGATGGTTTCTGCTTCCGTTTGCTTCTGCGCAGGCTTGTTCGCCTTGCTTGCAGTCTGTTTTTGATACTCGTCCGTGTCAGCATCCTTCGTATCGTCAATGCAGAACAGACCGTTCAGAGCGTACTTTCTAGCGTAGCTGCTTGCAGTGCCGGTAATCTGCGAATCGTCCATGCCCTTCTTAAACTCAGGCTCACGAGCGTATGCAGTCACCGTGTAGGTGGCACCATCCTGCGATTCAACCGTTGCAGTGGCTTCGATATAATGCCAGCTATCAACGATAACAGGCTTGTCGGAAAGCCGTAGCACAAGGCTGTGCGCTTTCAAGATGGGCTTGACCGCTTCGAGAATGTCCTCGCACGAGCGGTACTTGTATCCACCGAACTTGTTCATCTGCCCCTTCGGGGCTTTCAGCTCTGATTGAACAGCCATCAAAGCTTCATGGATTTTGCTGTTGTCCATACATTTCCTTTCTTCGGCTTCATTAGGCTTCATTGTTCTTACTTTGGCTTAATATGGCTGTACAAAATCAGCCAGCCATCAGTTCTGCCAACTGTGCACGGAGGTCTTTCAGCTCTGCTTCCCTATCTTCGATTTCAGACTGCAAGTCCCCAATCTCAGCCAGCCGGTCAGCTTCTTTGGCTTTTGCTTCCTGCTCACGGGTTAAGAAATATACGCCGTCTTCCGGCTCGGTCACGCCACCGAATCTATCTAAGCTCACGCTAATCATTCTTTCTGGGCCGTCCTCTCTGTTTTCTGTGCTCTTGGATTTGAAGAGCTGAGTACCACTGGCTTGTGTCGATTTCAATAGTAGACCACCGGTAATTGCACTCCTTGTTCAGGCAGTGCTTTCTACGGATGATACAATCATCCTCGTTCCTGGTGTCTACAGTCGTGACACTTTCCTGTCCGCACATCGGGCATTTCACTGGACATCCCTCCACTCGTTGGTGTGGTGGGCTACACGTCTGATTTTTCGATTTTCACGCTCGATTCTCTCATTCTCAGCGCTAACGCCGATAATAGCGAGAATCAAAGCGGTAAAAAGCATAGACACGGACAGCAGCGTATATCCAAGCATCCCCCAGCCATTGGAAGCGCCATTGATGGCATTTCCACATCCAAGTGCTGCAACGGCGATGGATATGCTTATAAAGCACAATACAGTGCCTTTAACAGTTTTCATTTCTCTTCACCTCTTTTAAAACAATATCAAATCCGTTCGTCTTTTTCTCGTTGATGACTATTTTTGCATTCAACGCCTTTGCGATTTTTAGAAGCGTATCGACCCGAACGGAACTTTTCTGCTTCTTTCGCTTGCCCAAGATGCTGTAAATCGTCGGTCTTGATATTCCCGATCTACGGCTAAGGTCGTTGATGTTGAAGTATCTGGCCCTCATTGCATCTTCCAGCGTCATGCTTTTTTACCAACACCGAAAATCCAGATGGTTGCCATCAGAGCGCCAACACCAATGATGTACCATGTCGCCTTAGCTCCGACCAAAAGCTCAATGTGATGCACCAGCCAGAAGTTCAGCAGAAACGCTGCTAAAACCAATGCCAGGACAATGCCCCAAATCAGGACGATTTCCACGAGTGCTTTCATCTTTATCCTTTCTTCGAATGTGTTCCAGCCGCTCTTTCTCCCGGCTGTGCCAGCGGATTTCACGCTGACCGTAATATTTACCGTTCATCGGGCGGCTCCACCTTTCCCTGGCTAAGCAACGTACTGTAATGTCCATAGTTCATTCCGAGCTACTTTGCCTTGTCGTTTATTTGCTTGATGCTGTATCTAGGTGGAGTCGGCCTTTGCTTTTCTGGCAGCTTGAATTGATATCCAGCCGGTGCGCATGACCTTTCGGCCTTTCTGGCACAATCTTTGTGGTACTTCTGGTCTGGTGTTTTCTTCACCATCGCCTTGCCGCACCACGCACAGAGACCCATCACTCGTTCGGTTTTGCCCTTTCGACGTCTCCATTTCGCTTGCTGTTCAAGCTGGACGTTGTGTGCACATACGACACAATACTTCTGGTTTGCGTTCGGAGCTTCAAGAAACGCCCCACAGCGGACGCAGAATTTATTCATCGCGTTCACCGTCTTTCTCTCTGGCTTCCCGGTTATGCCTTTCAAAACACTGGTTCAGCATCTTTTCCATCCACAGCACCTTGTTGGCTTCGTTCCGGGAAACGCCCTCCGCCATTGCAAGCTTCAACCTGCGCTTCCGGCTCGGTGCTTTGTAAAAGTACGTCACCAGCACTCACCAGCCTTTTTGATGATGAACGTGGGCACTTCCCTGCCGGTAGCCCGGCACAGACAAACGCACTTGCCAATCCAAACATTCCACTCGGATGAGCCGATAGAGCAAGTGCAGTTCTTCACTTTTCTCTCTTCCGATTCAAGCCACACGTTAATCGAATGAAACTCGTAGCTTTCAGTTTTGTACCAACTGATGCTGTATCCATCCAAGCATAGCTGCTGCATAATCTGCATTGCCAAATGCTTTGCTTCGGCAACTTCCTCTTCTGTCCACTTCAGCTTGTCCGCTTCGTAGGCCTCGACTGCTTCGTCAATGGCGTGGTGCGCTTCTTCCGGGTATTCAAGGTCTACCTTTAAGGTGATAATCTGCTCCATGTTCAGCCCTCCTTATACCGCACCGTCAAACGCCTTATCCATAGCGTCCATGACAGGCTTTAAGCGTTCCAGCGTGTTGTACTTCTGCTTGAAGCTCTGTGCATCCCGGAAAGCGTCTGCCATCATCTGACTGTGCAAATCCGGGTGTTCCAGAACCTCTTTCATCGGCATATAAGACCGAACAGGCGGTTCATTCGGCGCAACCACTGTGACGTTGACGTATGCTCTGACAGGCTCCTGCGTATCCTCGCTAGTGATGCGGATTGCGCCAATCATGTGCCGTGCCTGGCCTTGGCGGTACTTCTCTGCGGCAACTTCGTCTCTCCACTCGAAGTCGTTATGCAGAACCGATTCCTTCGGTCTAGCATAATCGACAACCAGTTCCGGCGTGAGCTTGCCGCTATTCTGCCGGATTTCTTCAAACGCACCAGCGGCTTCATCGGCAGTTGCCTTGTAACAGCACTTGTCGTTCTTCCACTGATAACCAGTTTTAATGTTCATTTTTTGCTCCTTTCTGAATTTTTGGCTCCATGCCAGCCATAGCAAAACTCACGTCACCTTACCTCAACGAACACTGCCATGTCAGCCACAACTGACCGGGCACTACCTCGCCTTATCGCAACTTGCCATGCCAGCCGCACCATTCCTCGCTCCGACACATCAGAACATGACGAGCCTTAGCTTACCCTAACAGCCCATCCACACCATTACTTGCCGTCCGTGCCCAACCTCGCCAGCCCTACCACATCGCAACTCAACGCGCCAAACAACAACGCACCTTACCGGACCTGCCAGACCGTTCCATACATATCCGCAACGTGACTAACCACGCCAGCCTAACCTCGCCGGAACCCAACATAAACCGCCTAGCCTAACCAGCCTTAACGAACATAACACTAACGTTCCTAAACAAGCTGAACCCCGACTGCCAATCCATAACCGGCACAAACATACCTCGCCGAAATCCGGCCTAACATTCCGCGCCTTAGCTCACCTCACCAGCCAAAAGAGCGTTATTCGCTCAGTTCAACATGGAATGCGCCCCAGCTACCGCCTTTTTCGATGCGCCACTCACCAAGACCGCACTGGTCACCGCCAGCGTTCAGCATATTCACGATGTCAGACAGGCTAAAGTTGCCGTTCTCGTTGAAGGAGATGGTAACATCCATGTACCAGTTGGCGAACTCAGGGCGATAGCGCAAGTCTGCGGTTCCCATGCCGATACGAACAGAATCCTCACGACCTACGAACTTCGGCTCGCCTTCCGGCTTGAAAGACTTGATTTCGATGAACTCAGAACCGTTGTCGCCGAAAATCATAAATGCGCCACGAGCGGAAACCTTATCCTTCGTCCAGCCCAGACGGAATGCAGCGGAAACGGCTGCGGCCTTAACAGCGCAAGCGGGGAAACCGAACTGCTCAGATGCTGCGTACTTGTCCAGCAGTTCTTCCGTCCAGTCGGCGTAGGCAACGTCCGGCTTGCCGTTCATCCAGTACAGTGCTTCGGCGATTTCTCCGTAGACGTTCTTGGCCTGCTTCTTATCCTTCTTGAGCTTCGTGCCCTGCTGAGATGCAAGCAGCTCCTTCTTCGCCTTCTCGCTCCATGCGTGGACAATCAGCGGAGAATCGCCGATAATGCGGATTTTTGCGGTTTTCTTAACAATGGGCTTGATGCAGACAACGGTAGCTTCTTTCTTAGTCATTTTAGTTCTCTCTTTCTTTTTTGCTTGTTTTCTCAAATGCGTTTGCAGTCACATCTGAGGTTCGTTTTCGGTATTCTGCTCGATTTCAAGAATCTTGCAGATGCTCTGGATAATCTTCTCCGGCTTTCGCTCGCCACGAAGAATCTTGTAGAGATACGAATCATCAAGGAACAATCCAGTATCGCTTTGAACCGCCTGAATCAGCTCCGTTTGCTTCATACCTCGCTGCAACAGCTTCATCTTCACTTCTAGCTCAAAGCCAGAACGGAAGTTTTCTTTCAAAATTCCACCTCCATTTGCTAAAATCTATTGACAAGTACGGAAAACTGTACTAATATAAGGGTGTAGAGAGTTTATATTGTACAGCGTTCTGTACTGCCTATGTCTGTATTATAGTACAGACTTCCGTACAAGTCAACTCTTTTGTACAAAATTCTGTGCATTTGTATACTTGCACAAATATGGGAGCATTCTTATGTCGGACTTGTACAGCAACATCCATGCACTTTGCGAAAAAGAGGGCATCAAAGACGGAACCCTTTGCAGCAACATTGGGATTCGCCGCAGCTTTCTTTCTGAATTGAAAGCTGGAAGAACTAAAAGCCTGTCCACAGAGGTTCTTTCTAAGATTGCAGCTTATTTCAACGTATCAGTAGACTATCTTCTTACTGGCAACCAAAAAGAAAACCCGCCCCAGCAGCCGCAAAGTGAAGTCGATGCAGCATTGGAGCGGATTAGAAAAAAACTTGAATCTATGCCGAAGGAGCAGCGTGAAGCTCTGATGAACCTGATCGAGAAGATGTGACGTTCATGCCCGGTAAAATAAAACCCCCTTGCGCCGGGCTGGTGTAGCTCTGCACAAGGGGGTTTCTGTTATTCTAGGTTTAGGGCTTGCTCCGCTGCCGGAATTTTTTCTGGATGTTCCAGCAGCCATGCAATAAATCGGTCAATCTTGGCTTTTTCCTGTTCGCCCATTGTGGCATATCCTCCCGATCGGTAAGTACGGACGTTCATTTGATATGATTATACACCTTTTAGTTGTCAAGTCAATGTATTTTTAACAACTTCGTAAAAATTGAACGTTTTCTTTGCATCCATTACTTCACATCAGGGAAGCCAAAAATTGCAATGACAATGATTAAGAGCCACGTTAAGTTTAAGTTACCCTTTGCTTTGTAACATTCCGTTGAGCATGGAACGAAAGGGGTTTTCAGGCAACTTGTCCAAAACATCTGCTTTGACGAGAGCGTTTGTGCTGATGCTGTGCGAAACATTGTTTAGCTGCACAATGGCATCGTCCAAGTCTTTTACGGTTGCTCCACGCCGTTCCATTGACTGGAGGAAGGTTTTCACTTCCTCCAGGACTACAGGGTTCTCGTCTTTATAGAATCCATTCGTAAAGTCCATCTTCTTCTCCTTTCACAGTTCCACGAGCTGTCCGTCAATGCGTTCGATGTTATCTGCCGGGTCGCGCCTATCGTCTAAGGCGGCTGCGGCGCGTTCCAGGATGCCTTTTGCTTCGAGGTAAGCATCTTTACCAGCTTCGTACGTAGAAAGGCTCAGGACAAGCTCCAGCGTCCGTCTGCGAGCGTACGGGACAATCAGATCATCTATGGTTCGGTTCATTAGCTTTCCTCCCACGGTTCATGTGTGTGTGGCTGCCCATCGGGAACGCTGGCGGGCATTCCGTCGATGATTGGCATACGTTCATGGTTCCAGATTACAGTTTCTCTCATTTTTGTTCCCTTCTTTTTTGGAATTTTTTGACAATACAGTTATAACACAGGCTGCTGTTGGTTCTCCATAGCAGCTTTTTCCATTTTTTGGCTTGCCGAATCCAGCAGTTTTGCCGGATTTTGTTGAAAGGGTGAGGATTTATGGATGAATATTTAGTAAGAACAGCCAAAGCATTAGAGATAGCTCGAATGCGTTCTGGCTTGAGCCAGCAGAAATTGGCGGCAAAAATGGGCGTAAATCGCGGCACGATAGCAAATTGGGAGCAAGGTCTGGCAGCCATTTCCCTTCCTATGGCTATGCGCTGGTTCACCTGCTGCGGCGTATCGGCGGCTCGATACATAGACGCTTGCATTCATCCGGGACTACTTGAACACCTTGAGGATGACCTTTCCGACATGGAGAAACGGAAAATTCTCATAGATGCTATGATGGAGTGCTCATCCTATGAGATAGATGCCTTGCTGTACATCCGATACGGAGATCACGGCTCAGACCATATCGGCGTGCTGACAGAGATTTTGGCAAACCTCCACACACCGCTGAAGGACAGGGTCGCTGTCTGCCGGATGGTGTCTGGTAGCTATGAGATGGCACAGGCTACCAGAACAGACCCAGACCCGAACGGAACCGCCCCAAAGATGGAGATTCTTTATCAGGCGCAGGACGCTGGAACGGAAGCTGCTATGAAGTCCAACGATTCCTATACCGTGAATCCAAATAATATAAGTGGCTGATTGTCGAATTATCGAAGTTTTTACGGTATACAAGGGGACGTGCTCCACTTTTTGTACACAATAGGCTTGTTATAAATATGGTTTTGGGTTGTCATTTTGTCCCCCATAGAATCGTAAATGGCGGATTTTTGCGGATGCAATTAACGAGTTTGCGTGAAATTTTCGTTCATCAAAGCGTGACCTGTCAATTCGTCCCCCATTGGTGTGATTACACTCCATTTCCTGTACACGATAGAGCCGTCAGGTAGGTTATAGGGCTTGATGGACGTTTCTTATTCAGCAAAAAGAGTTGTCGTTTTCAACAATCTGCCCGTTGAAGAGAAGAAATTCTTGAAAATGTATCGTCGTCACTATTTGATGATGATTATTTATCTCTTGTTTATTTCTTGTTTATATATATAGTAAGAATGTGTACAAAAAGTGGAGCATTGTGTACATAAAATGGAGGAACGTGTACAAGAAGTGGAGAGTATCGTGTACAAAAAATGGAGTATCGTGTACAGAATGTGGAGGTCAATTGTTGAAAAAATAATTGTGTACAGAATCATTGACGTGTACACGATACAGTGGTATAATAGGGTAGAAGAAATGAGGTGATGCAATGCCAGAATTAACAGGAAACAACCTTGTCGAAAAGAGCAAGGCATTGGTTTGGGCGAAGTTTACGGACTACACAGCAGGCGAGCTTCGGCTGCTTGAGGTCTATCTGAGCCGTATCAATCCGAGAGACCCCGAAAGTTCTAACGTGTCGTTTACGCTGGCTGAATATTGCAAGCTACTGGATTTGAAGCTCAATTCAAAGAACTTGAAGTCGCAGGTTAAGCACTTTTTGGGCAATGTGGTTTCAGTACCACTGAATGCAGATGGAACAGAATATGCGATGTATCCGCTATTCACAAAGGCAGAGGTCAAGTTCAATCGGGAATCCTTGTCCTATGACGTTTCAATCAACTGTAATCCTGACTTGCGGCCTGTGTTTTTTGACATTGCAAGAAGCGGCTACGTCAAATACCGTCTGCGCTATACGATTGGGATGAAACAGCAAGCATCTATTCTGATGTACAGTATGATTCGAGATTGGATGAATCGCTCTCTAACATCGAATAAGATTGGTTTGAAGCAGCTGCGTGGCCACTTGGGGGCAAACGATGCAAGTTATGACGACTTCCGGGCTTTACGCCGCAGAGTTCTTGAACCAGCAGTGGAAGAGATCAGCAATGTTTCAGACATCGTCGTTGACTTTGAAAAGATTTGCACAGGGCGAAAGGTAGTAGCGGTTGAGTTCCGATTCGGGTACAAATCCAAGCAGCCCGTCATAGATGCCGATTCTAGCGAAGTTGATTGCGAAGAGGATAATTCTAAGGCAAACAGCAAAAAAAACGTCAGAAAGCCCCGCACAAGCGGATATGAAGGGTATGACTGGTCTGTTTGCGATGCGCTGTCGGTTCAAGAGTGTATCGAGGTCGCAAAGGTAGTTGAGGTAAAGATGATGGAAGAGCATCCATCTGTCAAGCTACCAAAGCGGAGAGATGCAGTCTACGACATTGTAAAGGCCGCGTGTGCAGATATTCTTTCAATTAACCGTGACCCTTGGCCTGACCATCCGAAGCGGTATCTGATTGGCAGCTTGAAGAAAGACGGTGCGATTGAAGAGTATCTTCCGGCTTTTTATGAGATTGACGCATTGCAAAAGTAGTCAGATACAGCACATTGAGCAGATGATGCAGAAAGGAGAAAACATGAGACTGGTCGATGTCGATTTGATAAAGAAACACAATATGATGGGTCAAGTCGTTTTGCTTTGGGATGATATTAAAAGAGCTCCGGAATCAGACCTTGCAACAAAAGTGCTTGATTTGAAAGAATCATATTCAGATGCTTGCGGAATGTGTACAAGATTAGAATGTGAAAACTGCAAAATAAACGATTTTATAGAACAGTTAAACGAGCTTTTTAAGTAAGAAAGAGTGATAAAATGGCAAAAATCATAGCTGTCGCCAATCAGAAGGGCGGCACAGGAAAGACCACAACAAGCACCTGTCTGGCTGGTGCGTTGCAGTTGCTTGGCAAGAAAGTTCTGCTGGTGGACTGCGATGCCCAGTGCAACGCAACGGACACCTACGGCGCACAGACAGAGGACGTATGCACCCTGTTTGATGTGATGACCCGGCAGGGCACGGTCGAAGAAGGAATCCAGCACTGTGAAGCCGGTGACATTCTGCCGTCCGACAGTGCATTGAAGGACATTGACGAGCAGCTTGTCCGGGACATGGGCAAGAACTTTCGGCTGCGAGAAGCCCTTGAAAGCGTGTCTGAGCAGTATGATTACATTGTGTTGGACACTCCCCCGCAGCTTGGCCTTGCGCTTGTGAACGCACTGATCGCCGCCAACAGCATCATCGTGCCCATAACAGCAGACCGATACGCACTGGCTGGTTTGAGCCAGCTTTCGCAGACCATCGGCGATGTTCGCAGATATTTCAATCCGACTTTGAAGATTGAAGGTCTGCTTCTGAACCAGTACAAGAGCCGTGAGAACCTGTCCAAAGAGGTTGTGGAGCAGCTTCCTGTGATTGCACAGAGCATGGGTACAACCCTGCTGGACGTGAAGATTAGACCGTCTATGGGCGTTCGTAAGGCTCAGGCAGAGCGGCATAGTCTGTTTAGTGGAGACACGGCAAAGAGTACCAGCGCAGAGGATTTCAAGGCGTTGGCAGAGATGATTGCGGAGGGGGATAAAAATGACTAAAAAGAAAACTGAAAATATTGTGCGTCCAATTGCACATTGGGAGCAAGCAAATTACAGCTATGTGGACTTAGACAACGGCGGCGTACGGGTAAAAGTGGCCGGTATTGGTTGTTCAAACTGCATGGCGGTATTTAGAAAAAGCTCCATGTGGGCAGTCAATTTCTGCCCTAATTGTGGAGCGCGAATGGAGGCTGTAGAAGGATGAAGCCAACCAGCAAAAAATCCACAGGCTTGCTTGGCGGGTTTGATTTTCAGCCTATTTCTTTGGGGCAGGCATTAAGCCGAAGTGAGCCAAAGGAAGAAGAAGTAAGCCAAACAAAGCCGAACGAAGCCGAACAAACACAGATTAAGCCCAGTGAAGCCACAGACAGCCATGTACAGCCTAATGAAGCGCAGTTAAGCAGTATTAAGCCGAAGAAAGCCAAAGACAGCGAAACACGGCCGAACAATGCCGTAGTAAGCGAAAGCAAGCCGAAGAAGTTGAAACAGGCGAAGGAAGTTCAACGTCTTATCGAACAAGGCGATGTTCCCGGCGCACTAGCCGAAGCTGGCTTGACAAAGAAAAAAATCCCGATGCCGGAATCGCATCAGGGCGTTGCAAGTGGTGATGGCAAGCGTTCCAAGCGAATTACCATCCTTATGAGCGAGGAAGAGCGCAAGTACATCAACCGTGAAGCTAGGCGGCACGGAATGACGATTGGACAGTTCGTTTATGCTCTGGCGGTTGCGGCGGCAGATGGGAAGATTGAGTTGGAGGAGTTTTTAGATGAATGATAGTGAACGACGCCTTATTCGATTTGTTTGCGATGGCGATATGCGAAACGCGCAAAAAGCCGTTAAAATCATTTTGAATTCTATATCATCCAAAAAAGATGAGCAGTTCAAAGAAAATATGCTTCGCAAGTTGGAAAGCAAAAGAGAATTTATTGAATTGCCATATAACTTACAGCATCTTTTGATCGCAGAGGATACAGAAGAATTTCCAGAAGCAAGATTTCTTCTTAGGAACGAAGAAAAAAGTATAACACAGAAAATCGTTGCTATTTATCGAGCATCTGAAAAATTGAACGAAATGGGCATTCCTTATTTGCCAGCATTGATGCTTTATGGGCAAAGCGGATGCGGAAAAACCATGCTGGCTAGGTATATCGCGCATAAAGCAAAACTTCCGTTTTTGAGGATTCAATTTTCAAGTCTAGTTGATTCGCACTTAGGGCAAACACAATCTAACCTTGCAAGAATTTTTGATTATGTGAGAACTGCTCCTTGCGTTCTTTGTTTTGATGAAATAGATGCGGTCGGAATGGCTCGTGGACAAAAAGATGACGTTGGAGAAATGAACCGTGTGGTTATTGCGATTATGCAGGAAATGGATAGATTGCCGAACAACGTGATTATTATTGGAACGACAAACCGATTTGATAGGCTTGACCCTGCACTTATAAGAAGATTCCCGTTGCAATACGAATTAAAGCCGTTGTGCCGTGCGGATGCAGAAATACTTTCTAAAAGGTTCTTTGAGTATGCAGGAGTGCAATATGAAAACATAGCTTATGAAGATAATGTTCCCGCATCTACGGTTATCAAAGAATGTACAGAACGAATTGTAAATCAAGTTCTGAATCAAGAGAATTTCTTGGAGGATTGACGTATGATTGCTTACAGACCTCATCGTGGTTCTTTGGCAGATGCCATGAAAGAAGCAAGAACTTTTCCGAACGAATGTCAAATGAAATGGTATGTTGCAAATAGCTGGAATCTTGCAATCGGAAGAAAAGTACTAGACCCAGAAGATATTATTATCGACAGCGAATCAACGGACGATGACCGTGTCGGTTGGAAAAATGTCCACATGGTTTGTGCGGCTCGAATCGGAAATGAAGATTACATGAAGAAGTACGGCAATCCGCAGTGCATCGGATATTGTGCTTACGATGTATCAAACGTGCCAAAATCAAGCCCTTGGATTTGTGCAAAGAACAGTGTTCCGGGAGATACAGACCCGCGTGTTATCGGATTCGATGAATCTGCCTTTGATGTTGTTATAGCAAATTACGATGAGCAGTTCAAAGAGTGGCGGGATGATGAGGGCAGAATCCATAACATAACATATTGGATGCCGTTGCCTGAACCGCCTGTGAAATATTGAAATGGTGGACGATATGGAACAAAAAGTGTTAGGGCACTACGAATTGCACTGGTATCTCAATGGGACAGGCGGTGACATATACGAAGGTAAGATGGTCTTTCGGGATAAAGATTGGCGTATAAGATATATGCCAAACCAATGCGTTGAAACCTATTATTTTAGATTAAAGAAAATAAAAGATGATTTTAAGAGCAAAGGGCAAAAAGAAGGAAATTATAAAAACATTGCATGGATAAAATTTTCCGAATTGAATTGGTTTGAACGAAGAAAGCGTCCAGATTGGTTTAAGGTTCAATTTCTTTCAAATGGACTTGATAGTCCAAAAACACAATGGTATACAGTCCACGATTTGTCTGGTATCGAAGAAAAGAAGCATTGGGTTGAGGAAAAACGCCAATACACAATGAAAGAACTTTCAGAGAGAATGCCAGCAGAAGATTTTATCGAGTATATGAAAGATAGAGGAATAACGACAATCCGATAAGCGAAAAACACCCCTGCGTAGCCATTAGTGGTTACACAGGGGGTTCGTTTTACTTATCAGCAATGCAATCCCAGTAGAGATATGCCTTGCCATCTGCGGCATCTGCGTCCTCAAGGAACGCCTTTGCCATGTCAGCGTAGAAGCCCGGAGTGTCAACGGATTGACGCTTTGCAACCTGACAATAATCCGAATACATCATGTTCATGACAGCCCAGAAATCGTTCGGGTCACAGGTGATGTTGCGTTGTTTGGCAACGTCCTGTGTCTGTTCCAGCGTCCAGTGACAGCCCTTTGTTCCGTCGGCGTTTACCATGCTGTCACACCATTCCTCTGCTTCATCGTGGGTGAGGTGTTGGCGCGGCATCTTGATGGAACGGCTGTCGGCGCCACCACGTTCATACTGACCCGGCCGTTTATCCCAGTCTCCGTTCTGCGAGAAGCCGATTTGCGGCATTCTGCGCCCATTCTCTACGTCAGGGTAGCGGGGGATAGGGTAAGGGTCGATGTAGCGGTTCTCCTCCTGCGGATAGTAGGGGTAGCGGTCGTTGCCGCCCTCCAGCTTACGCAAACGGCGTTCCATCTCACGCTCCCTGCGGTCACGCTCTTCCTCAAGGCGGTCACGTTCCGGCTCACGGTTTTTGTCGTGTTCACGGAGCATCATCATGCGGCGAAAATTAGTCTTGCCCATAATCTATACCTCCTCAAGAAATGGACGCGGGCGCACCAGCGTGGGAGCGGCAGAAGCAGCCCAGATATTTGAACGCGCCTGTGCCGGTCGCAGACGTTGCAACACGGGTAGCGTAGCGGGTGCGAGTGTGGATGCTCTCAGCGGTTGCCTGAGCACAGTTGCAATCGGTCAGAGGGTATGCGGTCGTGCCTGCGCCGATGGTAATAACCACAGGGGCGTTGATGGTGGTCGTGTCCGGGATGCTCTGGGCAACCACAATGCAATAACGTTCTCCATTCTGGTATGCGCCAGCAGGGATGTTGATGGTCAGTGTGTCATCGGCGAACGTCACCGCATCCGAGATGACGAGGTGCGGGCACAGACGGCAGCTTGTTTTGCAAGCCATAATGTTTTCCTCCTAAAAAATCAGGGACAGAGGTGTCTTACCCCTGCCCCGATGGTTCACCCGGTGTTATCGGGGAGTGTGTTGGTTAGCAGCAGCCGCAGCAGTTCACACCCAAGTTGGGGTTCGCCACCTGATAAGCGGGAATCGGACGAGGATTGACCCGGTTCAGGATGGTATCAGTCTGCTGGGACATCACGGTGGTCAGAAGCGCATTCTGACGATCCTGAGAAGCGGCGAACTTCAGGCTCTGGTTCTCAGCGGTCAGAGTGGCAATCTTGTCCTGCGTGAAGTAGTCCATCATGCTGCGGAAGTTGGCGTTGCAGTTGTCCACGATGGCGCGGGCGTTGTCTGCGATAGCCTGACGGGTAGCGCAGTCCTCCGTTGCGATGGTATACTTCAGGTCGCCGATCAGCTGCTTGTTCTCGCAGCAGCAAGATGCCAGCTGCGTGGCAAGAGCGGTCTGACCGGCCTGCCGAGCGTTGCCCTCCTGCATGATGGCAAGGTTGATGGCATTGTCGCCGTTGGACACGCTGCGTTCCAGGCCGTTCACCAGCTGTGCGTTCTGGTAACCGAGCTGACAAATGGCGCTGTTCACGCCAGCAAAGCCGTTCGCAATGTTGGCGTTGACGCCGTTCATCTGTGCCAGCTGGTCATAACCCAGAGAGCAGATGCCGCTCTGGATGCCAGCCAGAGAGCGGGAGGTATCCTGCTGGTAGAAGCCCTCAGACAGAGCTGCGCGGGTGTCTGCACCGCCCTGACCGCTTGCTCCGGTGCCGACCAGATAGGGGATATAAGCGCTCATGCCGCTATCACCTCCGCTGTTGCGGCCATAGTTTCCACCCCAGCCCATCAGAATCATGGCAAGGATGACGACAATCCAGATACCCTGATTGCCGCCAAAAAGACCGCCGCCGTTGTTATTGCCGCCGTCCTGCCCAGCCAGATAGCCAGTTGCAAAATCGTCCATAACAAAACTCCTTTCAGTTTTGCGTTATGCTATCCCGCTACCGTGTGCAGCGGGCGAAGCCAAATCAAAGCGGTTTTTGTCAAGTCCGCAAAACTGAGAAGCATTTTGCTTAAAGGGATGCTGTTATTTAGGTAGCGTTAGGTTTAGGGCACTTGCCAGCTGATTCAGGTCGATGCCAAGCTCTTTGGAAAGGTTCTGCGCCATCGTTCGGAGTTGTGCTTCGTTCTTGCCCTGAATCAGGTTCAAGCCCTGCATGATGGGGGCGCTCTGCCCACCCAACTGCTGGATAAGCCCCATCGGGTTTTGTCCGGCGCGAGCCAGATTTGCAAGCTGCATGATAGGGCTGTGAGTAATCATGTCAAACGGAGAGGGCATCGTTTATTCTCCTTTCTTTGCTGCGGCAGCGGGCTTCGAAAAGCTCTTCTGCCACTTTTCCAGCTCATCCAGCCTGTGGACGAGAGTGCTATACTCCTCAATAGGTACATACTGCTGTGTCGGTGCAGCGGTCTGCTGTGCCTGTTGTGCTTGCATTTGCCGCCATGCTTCCGGGCTGTAGAACTCCTGCACATAGGATTCGCAAGTGTCCGGGTTGAGCCGCTTGCAGTAGATCACGCCACTGCGCAAGTCCGGGCAGTAGGTCGGTCTGCCGTACAGGTCGGACGGTATTGCCAAAAACTCTTCCCTGCTGGAAACAGGTCTGCCAAGCAACCAACCGCCATCTTGTGCCGACTGCTGAACAGGCTGCTGCCCATTCATCGGCTGCGGACGCTGTGGTTGTGCCTGTTGCATCTGTGTGTTTGGCAGAGGAGTGGAAAGCCCAACTGTGCCCATGCCGCCGTAAGGATTGACGGGCTGCTGCGGAACGTAGGGCGCTCCGGGTGTCGGATAATAGCTCATAAAACATCCCTCCTTGTGCATCCAGTGTACCGCAGCAGCAAAAAGTGAAGGACAACGAAGGCACAACGAAGGGCAAAAAAGAAAAGCGCCCACACGGAAAAATCCGCATGAGTGCTTAACTGTTAAGGGCTTCACATTGGAAGCAAAAATAAAATATCACGTTTTGACTTGCAAGACAAGAGTTTCGACAAAACTAGCGTGAATAAAACAAAAAGACCCGCCATGATACGCATCGTTGAGAGGCTTGGCGGGTTCAGATATCCACCCTAATGCGCTTCTTCGAGAGGCCGGGTGGATTTGTTGAGATTATTATACCACAAATCGTGCAAAAAGAAAAGCGGCAGACCCGAAAGCCTGTCGCTTCAATGCGCTTCACAAGAAAACGCACCCAATTAAAAGTTCAGTATTTTATCAATGATTTTTAGCCTATTGCCGATTGATGTCCGACAATACGGCACACGCGCTGCAATATCAACTTGGCATAGCTGGTCAACGTACCGCAACCGGGCGATTTTCCGGTCATACCTCCCAAGCGGCGCACGTTTTATCACAGCTTTTATCTGTTCTGCATTAAGCCCTTGCAACGCTGGCGGAAAGACTATGCGAGCCGCCGCCACAGGCAGCACCGAGCCAGAAAGGTTGCGGCAACTCTCCGGCGTTGCGCACCATTACGGTGACGTTACCGAGATGGTCGATTTTGTTAACCTTAACAAAATCGCAGAATGTTTTCGTAAAGTCACGAAAACGTCTTTGTATGGCGTACATTTTGTTGGCACCAACAAAATGCTCGTATGCAGTGCTACTCATGGTTTTACTCCTTATCTGCCCGCTTTTCGATGCACTCGCCATATTTGTCAAGAAGGCAATCTTTGCAAAACTCTCGATTGTCGCCTTTCAGGTTGCACACCTTTTCACGCTTGCGGGCTTGATTCATAGCGTTTGCAGAAGCGGCAATAATCCCACACATAGGTACAATCATATAATCCTCCTTACTGCTTTTGCAGCGCCGCTTTCATGCGGTCAAAGAAAAACTGGATAATGATGCCGATAGTCTCATCGGTGATGGCCCAGCTGATGAACCTGCCGTATTTGCTGGTACTCATGGCGGCGCGAAGCATCTTGACGACCCACGCCTTGCGTTCTGCGCCTCTCTTGGTGCCCTGGATCTCGTGCTCTGCCTGCTCGATCAGATCGAGGACGGTGCCCTTGACAGCGGCACCATAGCCCAGTCGGATGCAGCCCAGGGCGTAGAAGATAAAGCCGCCCAGCATCAGAGCCAGGGCCACCGGGCCCGGGACGGCGCTCAGGATTTTTGCTACTGCGTCCATGCGTTTTCTCTCCTCTCATACAAAAATTTGTCGATTTCCTCCGCACTCTGCTCCATCGCTTTGATATTATCACCTGACAACTGAGCGCCTAAAACGGCGCGGTTGGAGCGCAAAAGGATGGTGATGGCGTTTTCCAGCGCCCCAAAATGCTCCAGATCGCGGCTCAGAGCGGCAGAGTGGTTAGAGTAGCCCGTCTCAAGCACTCCCACGCGCCTGTCCAGCTCATCCAGCCGCTTGTCTTGTGCATCGTCGGGGGCCTGTGCCTTTTTGATGTACTTGTGGATGATGTCCAGCACCTTGTCCAGCGTAATCGCTGCCGCGCACAAACTGCCCAAGATGCCCACAATCCAAATCAAAGCTTCTTTTTCAGTCATGCGCCCTCCCGAAGACGGGTCAGGCCCTTCTTGCGGATGATTTTCGGGTAGTTGACGGTGGTCACGTTGAGGTCAACATTGCCGGAGATGCCAGGCACGCTGCCCTTGCTGGTGTGCTGGTGAGCGGTGTACTTAAAACTAACTTTCGGGGTCTTGCCGGTGTAGTCCGCCAGCCATACGTCCCATCGAGAGGACAGCCTCGCCATGTCCAGCTCATACTTGTAACCGGTGTAGGTGTAGAGCTGGGCGTAAAAGCCCATCTTTTCCACCTGTTCCAGCGCGTAGGCGGTGAGGTTGGTGAGGTCGAGGGTGCTCATGGGCTTGAGCTTGTTTTCTTCCACGTCCACGCACACGGGCATGGTGAGCTCTTTGCCCCGCACCGCTTCCCGCACAAGGGCAAGCTCTGCATCGGCCATCGCCTCGCTGGTGGCGTAGGTGTAGTAGTAGACACCCACGTCCAGCCCAGCAGCCCGGGCGTTGCGGTAGTTCGTTTCAAAGGTCGGGTCGATGTACAAGCCGTCTGCCCGCTTGGAGAGCTTTTTGTTGGTGGATACCGTCTTGAGCATGGCCCCCTTGTAGCCCGCCGCTGCCACCTGTGCCCAGTCGATGGTGCCCTGATACCGGCTCACGTCAATGTACCGGTAGGGCGGTTCCCCTGCCCACCCGGTCACGGTGTCCACAGTGGACACGTCCGGTGCAGGAGCAGGCGCTTCTTTGTCGGCGCTGTCACCGGCAGCGTGGGAGAGCGCCGAGAAAATATCCCGCAGGAAGTCAAGCATTACTTTCCACCTCATAAAACCCCTCCTCCGTCAGCTTTTTCATCACGGCATCCTTGTACCGGTCAGGCACGTTGTCGATGGTAAAAGCGCCGTCAAAGCGGTGCAGTTTGATTTGGGTCGCATAGAACAAAACCATAACATCCTCCTTATTGTGCGGCCAGCAGGTCGAGCATAGCCGCTTCCAGAGCAGCAAGGCGCTCTTCTGCGGTGGGCAGCTGTGCCTTTTGCTCTGCTTCCTTGCGGGCCTTTTCCTGCGCGGCCAACTCTTCGGCGGTGTACAGCACATACCGCTGCACCTCCACCTCTTCGTCATAGGCTCCCTGTGCGGCCACGCCGGGCACATCCACCACCTTCCAGCGGTCACGGCCCCCGTTGGGGTAGGTCTTGTACTCGTAGTGGCTGACCTCTTCCACACCTGCCACAGCATCGTGGTGGATGGTCTGGGTCTCGGGCTTGAGGTAGCCTTTCGTCAGGTCGGGGGTGGCGATTTCAACGCCGGTGCTGTCGATGATTTTCATGTGTACTCCTTTCGGTTATGCAACTCTCCGCCATAAGTACATGCAGTATGCCGGGGGTTGGACGGTGGTGGACTTGCCGTAGATAGAGTTGGAGTTGGCGGCACTAAAGCGAAGGTCGTGTATTAACGCGCCGCCTAGTCCCGTTGCTGGATATTTATAATTGGCTCCATCCACAAAGTAAAACGCTCCTTCTGAGTCGGCATTAAAAATGCCATACTGACTGGTCACTTTAGCCGTAATGTTCGGCAGTCCAGCCTCTAAGGTTGTACCAGCCGGATGTAAACTGCTTGCGCCCCAGATAGTGCAATTCTCGATTCGCTCCCATGTGCCGCCGTAAAGTTCGGCAGGGCTGGTGGCGTTTTCACTTGCGTAAGGTGTTCCCACTGGGTGCATCAGCAGGAACAGAGTGGATATGATTTTTTTTGTAAAGCCTACGTTTCCAATGCTCATAGTACCATAAGCCATTGTAAGTCTCCTTTTCAGGAAACCCGTCTCCATAAGTAAAAATAGTATGCCGGGGGTTGGACGGTGGTTGAGTTGCCATAAATGGGCGAAGACCGAGATGCGTCAAGACTGAGATACCTCAAAAAATACTCGGTTGATGTGCCCTCCTTGTATGTTTTGTTTGACATTGAGTTAAATGTAAAAAAAGCATTATTTGAAGCTGTTGATGCATACACAAATAGCGCATTATCAACAAGGCCAGTAATATTTGGCAGTCCCGCTTCTACCGTCTCCCCGCCTTCGTGCCCATCTCCGGCACCCATCGGCACCCTGTTCTGTGCGACGAGTTCCCACACTGTGTTTTTATAGCGTGTTGCCGGTGATGTTTTTACGGTGGTGACGACGACATCGCCAATACGGGGGATTGTACCCCCCCCCCCACAATAAATGAACCGTATGCCATGTTGAGCCTCCTTATCTCACGATATACCATGTGGCATTGATGACCGCCGTAGGCACATCCTTTGCCCGCAGACGCAGGATGCCTTGCAGGGTCTCGGTGTTGGCGAAGCAGGCATCTGCCGCCGGTGTAGTGTCGTCCGGAGCAACCACCACATTCACGATGTCCTGTGCGGTCAGCTCTGCGATGGAGATGTCCAGCTTGTGCGGGAAGTCCGCCACAGAGGTATCATCCTCCCAGCCGGTCGTTGGGATGGTAAGGGTGTGTGGATCGACGGAGTCTGCTTTGCCAGCCAGAGCGTCGCCAGTAGCCTTTGCGTCCGCAGGGGCGTTTTCGATGCTCAGGGTTTTGTCGGTACTTGCCTTAGCCCCGGCCTCTTCCGAGTATTTCTTTGCATTGGCTTCACTGGTTGCAGCGGCAGATGCACTGGATGCAGAAGCCTCAGCGGACGCGGCAGATTCGCCAGCTTTTGTGGTTGCAATTCCGGCCTGTTCAGTGGCAGTAGCGGCAGAAGTGGAAGCCCCGTCTGCTTCCCGTTTTGCATTGGCTGCGCTTGCCTCCGCGCTCTTTCGAGCTGCTTCGACCGCTTTAATCCAGTCCTCTTCTGTGCCAGCATATCCATACTTTACAGCAATGGCATAGGCGCTATAAGGGCCGATTTCAATTGTTTTGCTCATTCAAACGTCACCTCCAAAATCCCAGAGCCGTTGTCTTGCATATTTATTTCGGTCAAGCTATCGCTTTTAACCATATAAAGAACGCCGTTTTTCTGTTCAAAGTTCATCCAACCACCTTTATTAGCGCTTTGTTCTGCGAGGCGAGCACTTTCAGCGGAGTTTTCGGCTTGCTTCTGCGACTCTTGTGCGGACGTTTTGGCATTTACTTCGGACAGTTTTGCATTCAGCTCTGCTTTTTCAGCGGCAATCCTCGCAATGTCCGCGCCTGCAACGTCCGAAAGGGTGTTCAGCGTTTCAGCATTCATAGGAGTGCCTTCAACGATAGGCTCGTCGTTGCGAAGCAGTGTGACAACTTCCGATGTGCCGTCAGACTTTTTCATTGTCCATCGGTTTGGGTACTTCGCTTCTCGGTCAACAAAGTGCATAGTAAGGTTCACCTCCACAGACCGGCTCTGAGCAATAGATTAGATGATTATTGGCTATCGTTTCGATATCAAGTAGAATTTCTTCGACCTGATTGATAATCGTATAGTGCAGGTAATTGAGGGAAACGGGGGTTTGGGGGGTATCATTCTTACCGCTGCACAAAGACCGAATTGCTTTGATATTGGAAAGCCAACGGGAAGCATCCGAGACAGTCAGGTATCCATTTACATCCCAATCGATTTTTACCGAAACAGATGCGTTCAAGATGGACGCGATCTCTTGGATTCCACCTTCAATGCGGTTATAGTCCATGTGGCTCAGAGCGCCCTTCATGCCAGCGGCCCATTCTGCCTGCTCTTCCTCTGTCCACGTCCCTGCTTTTGCTTTCAATGCAAGTGCTTTGACTTGCGCAACATCATCATTGGTTCTGTCTGTGATCCACCGGGTCAACGAACATCAGCTCCTTCCAAGAGATACCCTTCGACCGTCCCGTGAAAACAGCCGGAATACTGATAAGAAAAGCTCGTAGTCAACAGTACAGAGGAATAGCCAAACTGGTGATGAACAAGAACATAGTCCAAAGCGTCAAAATGTGGGCTTGCACGGTATTTCAACGTGACCTTGCGGCGGTTAGAAAGCACCTTGTATGCTTCTGTCAAAATATTCCTGCTCTGGCTGAGAACGCTTTGAGACAACATTTCATTGCTAACAGTCTGCGTTGCTCCGCTCCCTGCTGGGTTTTCCGGGTAAGAATACGTTTTGCTTGTAGTGCTTGTACCATCGGAAGATTTTACATCAATCGAACAAGTCACATTTTTCAAAGGGGAAGAGAACACGATTTCAGGCCAGTTGAAGTTGTTGACGATATCGATTTCACCGGCAAGGTTTGCTTTTGCAGTGGAGATATCAGGAATGCGTCCAATTACAATTACGCCTTCTCGGGTCTGATACGTTGCCATACCAGCTGCGTTAGCAACCATCTGCAAAATATCCGAGTCCTTATAACTGCCTTTGTCCTGGTTTGTGATATCCGTGCTGTAGTTTTTCAACTCATCGGAAATCTGAAACGTTGCCACGTTGTCGCTCAGAAGTTCCAACGCATCGTAGGCCATCTCATAAAGAGTGCCATACATTCTTCCTGTGTAGTTGGAGACCATCAGATAGCCAAAAGCATCACGGGCCGTAAAGCTAGCTTCAATGCTATTAGAAGGAACACTCCACTCAGACAAGAAGAACTTGCCGCCTGTAATCCATTCTACCGTTCCGTCCAAGTCCATGCCGTACTCCACAGAGATAGGCTGGCGCTCATACAGATATTTGTAAAGGCCTTCCGGGTTGATCGGGTTCCACTTCTGCGTGCTGTTATCCACCGTAAAAGTGATGCTATCATTCGGAAGCTGACCGCTGATCGGGTCTCTTGTGGAATCGTGCTTGTACGAAAAAATATCTTTCTTTTCAAACACAATGAACTGACCCAGCTTTATTTGCTCAACCCTTGCACGACGATTTTCCAAGCACCACGACAAGATTTGAATGGAAATGGAATCATAGTTTGCAATCTCCCAGTCAATGTCAGTGGTGATAGAGGAATTATCCGACACTGTTTTTGTGGACACGACTGTGCTTCCAGAATAAGCGGTCAGCTTGAAACTTGTCGGCCATTCATTGAACGTTGACGACCATATGATGGTAATGCCAGGAATGGTCACGGTATGAACCTTGCTGAACGAGAGCGTAATAGTCGGGTGGTTTGAAGTTGAAACACAATTTTCACTAACATAACCAGCCTCCTGAGATTTTACGCTTCTATCAAGCAAGGTATAATTACCGTCCAAAACAGTGAAATTCAATTCACCGGTAGAATATTTTGTATAAGTATGAGATTCACTGTCAACGATAGAAGATACATTGCTGAAAAACGTTTCGCCGTTTGTGCTAGGAATCGCGTCTTCTTGCAAACCCGGTTCTGTAACGCCATAGGTGATGCGTACAAACATCTCCGGCACAAGCGTTTCGGAAAACTTGTCAAGCCACTTCTGAGAAGGTTGTACCATAGGCTATACCTCCACAAGCGCAATCGAGCAATCCGTCCAGCCCATCACATTACCGGTTTTAGGCCCGCGCCGCCACATACCAGACGTTCGGTCTGAAACGTACATCTGCCGCGTGTCGTATCCGGCCTTTGCCTGGTTATAAAAACGAACAGAACAGTAAAATCGTGTCGTGAACAGGCTGAGAATAGCGGCCCACTGTTGTGCGGTGAGGTAGTTCCACTTCAGGGACACTTTTGCTACATCATGCCGCACAACAGAACCAACTACTTTACCTTGAACGTTTCGTCCAGAATCCACGATGGTGCTAGTGGTCGCTTCGTAAGAAGAAGGTTCCGGCAAGTCTACGCCATTTACCGTTACCAGTGCTGGAATCGCCATAAACCGCCACCTCCTTAGTAGCTGTAAACTTCACTGCCCATCAAAGACTGCCCACGGGCGTTCTGCCGTTTCTCAACGGATGCTGTGATCTGTTTTCCGTCAAGGTAAATTTTGAGTTCCTTGCCACCGGTCAGTTCATCACCATACCGCTGGAAGATATCGAGGAATGCGTTGTAAGTGCCATTGTAAACAGATTCACGCATTTCCTCTTCGTTGATGTTGACGTTTACACTTGTAGTGCCGCCATAAGAACCGGAGGATGTGCCGTTGTTTTTATCCCATTCTTTCGTTCCTGGGTAAGAACCATTTTTGTACTTTTCCAGCAGTTCCTTGTACTGCTGTTCGTAGTTGGTTGGGTCTTTGGAATCGTCAAAGCTGCTATTGGCCGCTTCTTGACGTTTGCGCTGGCTTTCTTTACGTTCATTTGCAACTTTGTCTGCCCAGTCGTACACGGGGTTAGAAACATAATCCATCTTGCTATGAAGAGGAACCTTATTCCATGCCCAAATTAAGGTGTTAATTGCATCCACAAAGCCCTGAACTGCCGTGCCAATAACGCGTAAAATGGTTTCAAAGACAATTGAAAAGAAATCGCCGATTCCATACCAAAGATTAGACAGGAACGAGGCGATGCTCTTGTTCTTATTGGCAAAATTGACAAGAGCGCCAACCAACATGCCAATCAGGGAAATAACCAACATAACAGGGTTTGCATCCATTGCAATGTTCAAACTCGTCTGAGCGGATGTTGCGGCCATAGCGGAAGGGACAAACTGGCTGATAAAACTAGAAGCCATGCCTGCAATGTTGTTCCAAACGCTGCTCAAGCCCTGTGTCAACCACTGCAAGCTGTTATCTGCAATGGACTTGATTTGCTTTTTCTGCTCATCATCCATTGCATGATAGAAATAGGAAGCGGCCCATGTGCCGAGCTTTTCAAGGTCTCCGTTAGAAATCGCATCCCACAGAGTGCCAATGCTACCAAAGAAATCCGCCTGCAAGCGCTGATCGATGTGCTGCCACTCCGTGTCAAGGCTATTTAAGAAGTTGTTTACATATCCGGTCGCCTGAGTAGAACCAGCGTTAATCAGCTCGTTGCCTTTCTCCTGCACAGCATCTACAACGCCCTGCATAGCAGTGGTGACGTAGGGGATAGCCGAAGCGATACCGTTTGCAAGGCCTTGGTCGATGTAACCGCCAATCTCATAAAACACTGTGGACGGCGAATGGATGCCAAGAACGTTCTTAACCTTGTCGATAACTGCGTTTCCAACATTTGCAACAGCATTTTTAGCTGTTTCAATCATATTGTTCACGCCGTTAATAAGACCCTGAATCAGGTTCTTGCCAATATCAAAAAGACTAAAATTGTCAAATGCGCTTTTGATTGCAGAAAGAATTTTCTTCGCAGTTTCAGTTACGCTAGAGATAGCATCGGTAATGCCTTTCTTCAATCCGGCGATAATGTATCTGCCTTGTTCGGCCATTACGGTAGATGGGGAATTGATTCCAAAGGCAGACTTAAAACCATTGATAAAAGGATTGAACACATTCTCAACAATCCAAGAAGCAACATTCGTGATTGCGTCTTGAATACCGTAATAAATACCGTAGACGATATTCAGGCCAACATTATCGAACGGCCCCTCTGCAACTTTCTTTTCAAAATAATCGGCAATTCGAGAAACCAGACCGCCCATGAAGTCGAGCGCTTCAATGAACGCTTCGCCAAAGAAACGACCGATGGCTTGAGCTAGCCCGGCCCAATCTACAGAAGTAACAGCTCTAATAGCAAAGTCAACGAGGTCTTGACCGAGCTGGTAAGAGTCTGTTCCAGCCAAGAAATCAGAAACAGCGTTAATGCTATCAGTGATAAAGTTAAAAAGAACTCTTGCAAGCTTTTCGATATCAGCATTTTGAAGAGCGTCGGAAATCTTATCAGTCAATTGCTTTCCAATGCTAGTCCAATCTACTGTTGCTATCCAATCTGAAAGTTCGTGAAAGAATCCAGAAAAGCCATCAATAAAGGCATTTAATACAGATGTCCAGTCAAGCTGAGACAGAAAGCCACCAAGAAGCTCAAACTCGATAATGAATCTGTCCGCAAGCAATCGACCAAACAAATCCCAGTCTACAGAATCCACGAGCCCGTTAATTCCATCTGCAAAAACCGCTCCAAGCGAGACCCAATCAACAGAATGGATGGCATCATAAATCATGCCCATAAGTTTATTTAGCTGCTCACCGATTTGGGTTCCGATTTGGAAAGAATCGAGAGATTTTAATTTTGCCTTAATCTCATCAACAGCGCTCCCAGCATAATCTTTGAACATATCATACTGGGAAAGGTCAACATCACCAAGTAAATTACCAGCAGCACCGCCGCTGCCGGAGCCGGGCGAGCCGGAGTTTTGCGAAGGGTCAATGATGTTTAGTTCATCAAAACCCATCGTGTAATCTTTAGCCGCTTTCGCTGCTGCTTTCGTAGCATCAGCAGCGTCATCCATAGCGTCGCTCACGCCGCCAATATCTTTCTGTGTCTTGCTAAAATCGGTAAATTCAATTTTCTGTCCGAACACAGATGCAAGAGAGACCACAAATTCTTTGATAAGGTCAACTGCTGCAATCAGAACGGGGAGAATCGCCTTAAACGCGGGATAAAGAAGCTGGCCTACAGCCTTTGCAAGCTGCGAAATTTCAGACTTCAAAATGCGTACCATATTGGCGGGGCTACTAATGGTCTGCGCGAGGTTGCCTTGAATGTTGGTAGTCTGCTTCATAATGGCGATGTAGCGAAGAACTGCCTTATCTGCCTGAGACAGACTAGAAACCTGTTTATTAAAGCCCAAAGCAAGAAGTTCCTGCTGCAACCGCGCCTGAGACAAGTCAACGCCCAAGCGGCGAATAGGCTCAAGTTCTCCAGAGATAGCAGAAGCAATTGCGGTAAAGGTAGTAGCGGTATCTTTATTCCAATAAGACGATTCGTCATAGGCAAGTTGGGTCAGGTTCTTGGATAAGATATACGCTTTATCGCTTGCCAGGCCGAACGAAGTTGCAAGGCTTTGGATCGTAGCAATGTTTGTCATTGCTTCTGTCGGGTCGATGCCAAGCAGAGACTCCATCTTATTGATAAGCTCTGTTGCTTGACCGCTTAACTCGCCCATTGCGTTATTGAACAAGTCTGTTGCTTCATAAAAGTCATTGAACTTAGTAACGGCATTGGCAAGATAAGTGGCAATAGCTTTCAGAGAAACTAGCTGTGCTGCACGTTTCTTGATGGCTTCCAACTGGCTCGCCAAGCTTGAAAGGCTAGTACTTGCTTTCTGGTTTGCCGAAGAAAAGCGGGTTGTAGAATTGACAGCACTTTTAATTTTAGATGGAAGTGAAGAAAAAGAGCGCCCTACCTTGTCCAGCTTGGAAGCGAGTGGAGAAATAGCGGATGCCACTTTCTTACAAACTTCCGCAAAATCATCAAGAGTTTTAGAGTCCAGCTTCTTTGTAATGCTTGGGATTTTAGCAATGGAATTGATTGCACTGCTTACGCCACGCAAACTCTTAATGGAAGAATCGCTAATAGAAGAAATAGGGGAAAGGCCGTTCTTCAAGCTGTTCATCTTGCTGCCAAGTCCTGAAAAATCCATGTTTCCAAGATTGACGGACGAAATTTTGTTCAAAGCATTAGCAACAGAGCGGATGCCTTTTGCGCTTTGAGTAAGGTCTACATTAGCAAGACCGTTCATAAAAGACGTGATTTTGCTAAGACCGTCCAGCCCAGTAGATGCAGATTTAAGAGCGGAAATAGAAGCAGATAACTTATCAAGACTACTGCAAACCTTTGCCACGTTGCCCTTTGTCCGCAAATTAGAAATGGCGGCAGTGAGCTTGTCGATATTAAGCTCTGCGCCCTGCGATTCCGCAGAAATCTCTACGGATAAGCTCGTAATATCAACATCAGCCATCACTACCACCATCGCTTTCCATCATAGAGAACATCATTCTCTTGATTCGCTCCTGCGCCTCAACTGCGCGTTGGTATTCATACTCGTCTTTCTCCTTTTGAGTAAGAGGAATCGGTCTATCCATGTACTTGATGGGGCTAGACCCTTTCTTTCGGAACATATTGCCAACCGTAGAGGAAAGCGCAGATGCCATGTAAAAGCCATTTCTCCACGCCTCAACATTGGCTCTGCGTTCCCGTAGCTCCTCTGCGTCACGGTAGACCTTTGCCAGCCAGACATCGCCGTACCAGAACTGGTCGTATGTCATGCCAATGGAGATGTAATAGGCTTCTACATCATGGAACAGCTTGGAGAAGGAAAATGGCTCCCCCTCTCCGTCTGATTCCTGAGATTGTGCGGTTACACAATCTCCCACGTTGCGTTTTTTGCGGTCTTGTCCTCAGTGTCAGTTGCCAACAGGGACTTGGAAGCGTCCATGAACATCTCAAGCAGAATGCCCATCAAATCTTCCTTCTCCTCGATGTGCTGGAACATTTCGTCAACGACCTTGCGCTTGATGCCCTTGTTCCGTGCGATGAAAGCACCATAGAACAGGGCACGAGAGTTGGACAGCAGGTTGGTCATCTGGGTATACTGGCCAATCTGAAAACCTGCACGCTCGGTGGCTTCCACGCTGTCACGGGTGAAGGTCAGCTCATAAGTGTTCTTGCCATCGGGGGAATGAAAGTTGATAACCTTAGCAGCCATAATAAATGCTCTCCTTTATAAATAGGGGCAGAACCAAATCCGTTGTTCAGTTCTGCTCGGTTTGATTGATTCGATTTTTGCGGTTTAGCCGCCAGTGACAGTCAGGGTCTCGCTGAACTCAGGCTTCTTGGTGAAGATACAGTTGATGGTCATTTCCACAACCTCGTCCACGCCAAAGCCGGACAAGCCAACCTGATGCATACCCTGCCAAGTGAAGCCGGAGCCGTCCTGCATCTTCAGGGCGTAGTACTTCACGGCGTTGCTCTCGGAAGTTTCATCATAGCCAGCGGCCTTGACCTTCGTATAGTCAGCCTTGTTGTAGTTGGCAGTAAAGGACTTGGTGTCGCTCTGAATGATGCCGAAGATGTTGACCTGCATAGGGTCAGACAGGGTGGTGGCATCCAGAAGGTTCGGCTCGGAGATCAGGTCGGGCACATCCTTGATGTCGCACAGCTTCGTCAGAGCGGTTGCGCTGTCGCCACAATACAGGGTGGTATTCAGACCGGAGATAGCAGTACTCATAGAATGTTTACCTCCTTAGTTTCGGTAAATCATTCCGTCCTCTCCGATTGTTGCCCCGTAGCTGCAATCAATCCGATAGACGGAATTGTTGTACAGCCCATTCAACGGGGCAAACGATTTGCGATAAAATTTAAGCGGTTCAAGAACAGAATCCACGATTCCAACAATGGAGCGTGCTTCTGCAATGCGCCCGGTGTTCTTGTTGGAGTAAACACGAACACGCAGGGAAACGGCAGCGTACTTGCTGTGACCGGCAGAATCAATGTGTACAGGAAGATTACTGTTTTCCTCTATCTGCACACACGGAAACTTTTTGACGTTGCTGTCATTGATTTCTCCAGTGACGAAGATGCCGGGAACTTGTTTTCGCAGTTCCTTAGCAACAGCCGTGAAGATGGAATTGAAATAATCAATCAACTACTCCAAACCTCCCTCCACGTTGCTTCGACTTGAGAAGCCATTTCTTCAACAGCCCCCCACATAGCCATAGCTGGTTCGTTACCGCTGGTTACGACTAGCGTTCCCTTGTTTTTGTACATCACGGTGTTGGCATCATTGCCGGGGTCTCCGTAGTAACTCCAGTGGTCACGCTTGCCGTTCCCTTTTCCGTAAGTGCCGTGTTCTCCAACACCAGCAGGAAGCTCGCCGCCATAAGCGGAATGCGCTACGCCAGTGCCAAACTCGATAAAGGCAACTGCCTTGCCCTCTGCAACGATGGTACAAGTCTTGTCTTTTTGGTTAATATGGCATTTCACGTCATTGGATCCAGAATATTTCGCATTGGCAAAACGTATCTTTGCAACTTCAAGACCTAACCACGAAAGACGAAAAGCAAGTGCTCTAGCTTTCTTGTTCAGGGTGGTCTTGTACTCCTGTATCTGACGTTCCGCATCACGAAGTCCGGCATCGCTCAACCTCACTTTAATTTTCACTTGCAGCCACCTCTTTCAGCGCATACAGCGTGTCCGTGATATGCTCTGCGACCTTGACAACAATGTAATTGAAGGGCTTTGAAACGTCCGTCTGAAACCAGACGTGTGTGCCTTCATAAAGCGGTGTGTTGTGCTTCTTGCTGGACGAACTGACAACGTAGCTGTAATCTGTGAACGCTCCAAAAGGGCTTGCTTCCGCAGAACCAGTAGGCGGGCTGACGTTCAGCATCAGCTTTGCGGGTTCGCTCCACGATTCGTATGCGAATTCGCCGGTTTCGTCGCCCCACTCGTCCACAACAGGCGTTTTCTCGCCAACAGGGTTTGAATACCACAGCGGGCGTTTATCCAGTGGGCTACCATTGAACATCAGCCGATAACACCTACTCTCGGAACCACTTCATTTAGCAGGGACTGTGCCACATCGGAGCTTTCCCACACACGAGTAATGCCATTGTTGGTATAGCTCGTCTGTCCGTTCGCGCCGATGTGGTTGTACAGTTCCGCTGCAATGCGTATCTGCAACGACCGATACTGCGATGGCAACTCGTCCGGCCTGTTTCCAAATGGATAGCCCTGCGCAAATATCTTGTCTTTGGCGAAATCAAGCAGCAGGTCGAAGAGTGAGTAGTCCTCGTCCGTGATTTCACGGTCAAGTGCAGGAGCAATGTACTGCCCCATCTTGACTGCCGCTTCGGAATACTGGTCTCCCATGCTGCTTTCCTCCTTTCGCCTTAGTAAGTCTTGATGCAGTACACAGCGTCCATGCGCTCAAAGGACGGCAGGACGATTTCGGAGACGTAGATGTTGGTGTTGACAGGATGCACGGTCTGCTCGGTGGTAACAGCAACGCCAGTGTTCACAACGGAAACCTGTGCGTTGGAGATGCCAGCCATCAGGTCAGCTTCCTCAGGGGTAGCAACATAGTACATATTGCCCAGAGAGCCAGAAGGAGCCAGCACGACATAGCCATCAGGCAGATACTTTTCGGCAGCGGCGGTCTCCTCCGGCTTAAACATCTTGTCGTACAGATGGATGCGGATGCCGGATGCGCTTTCGACAACGGAACGTGCCTCAGAATCGACAAGAACAGCGGTGGTGGTCTTCATAACCGTCAGGAACCGGTTCTTGATTTCATCCGCAGCAATCATTTTGTGGAAAGTGTTGGTGTTCATGTAGGCATCAGTGATAATCTCACCAGTGTTTGCCAGCACGGTATTTGCGGCAGTGGTCATCGTGGCGATGGGGGTTGCAGTGGTAGGAGCATCCCACTTCTCCTTGGTAGTCAGAGCCTTGTAATTAGACTGCTTCCAAGTGCCGTCAGGGTCGTAATCGTAGACGTAACTCACGCCGTTGGATTCGATGGAAATGCCGGGCTTGCCATCCTTGGGAGCCAGAAGCTGCCATACCATGCGCTCAGGAACGATACGAGCACCAGTGATAAGCTGTGCAGTATCATCGTAGACACGATTGATAACGTCTGCCGCAAACTCCTGATTGGTAGCCAGAACAGAGATAATCTTGCGGCGGTCTTCCTCGTCAATGTGAGTGCCCTCACGGAAGAACGGCATACTGGTCTCGGTCATCTTGATGCCCTGACGAGTACGGAACGTAGCCTTAGTGTCGAACACGCTAGGCTTCAGCGAAACGCCAACGCCCTTGTGACCACGCAGCCACTTCAGTTCCATGCTGACCTTCTTACGGGCAGGGAACAGAGCATCAGAAGCATAGGGCTGCGCATTGGTCGGGTCATTCGTCCAGTAGGCGGCAATCGCAGCAGGGGAGAAGATTTCATTCAGATTCAGTGCCATAATTTAGTCCTCCTTACTCGCTCTTTGCGCCAACATCGGTACGGCAGAAAACGGCGGGAACAGCCTTTTTCAGAGCGGCAATATCGTTTGCAGAATAGGTAAAGCCAGACAGCTTTGCCTTGTCCACATCAATAACGCCCTGAATCAGCAGTGCGCCATTGGGGTTGACGACAGGGTCAACAGTGTGCAGCAGAATGCCAATGGCATCGGTAGCTGCATCAGCAGCACTGGTGCCAGTAGTGGCAGCAGCTTTCAGGCCAGTCTTTGCCATAGGATAGCCAGCCGGAACAGCGTTGGTCTCCTTGACGGTAAAGGGAATGGCAACGTAGGTATCAGCAGCCAGAATAGTGCTTTCAGGAGCCGATACCGGAGTATTGGTGTACTTCATGTTTTCCTCCTTAATGGAAAGCGGTCATTGCGTCACTCGATGCCTTGTTTGCGTCTGCGCGTTCCTTCGCAAAGCGTTTAGCAAAGGAAACACCTGCGCTATCTGCGCCGTCACCATTGCCATCCGCACCCGGAGGTGTGGGCATATCTTTCAACAGAGAAGCCTTGTATGCGGTGTCGTGGGCGGTCATAAACTCCGACTGGAACTTAAACACCTTGTCCATGTCGCCGTCAGCCAGTGCAGACGCAGCCTTGCCAGCCAGTTCAGCGTCATAACCCTGTGCAACGAACCTCTCACGGTAAGATGCAAGGGTCTTTTCCTTGACGAGGTTCTCCTTGTCGGCAGTCAGGGCTTCAATCTGCTTCTGCATCTCTGCCAGCTTGTCAGCCTGTTCCTGTGCGGCATTTTCGTCATCGGTACGCTTTGCCTTGAGCTGCTTCTTGTACTCAGCAGCTTCGCCATTGGCTTTCGTCACGGCGTTGCGCAGCTTCTCAATCTCTGCGTTAGGGTCTGCAACCTTTTCAAGCGCAGAAATGATTTCATCGGCGGTCATGCCCTCTTTGTAGGCATCACCAAGTAACGCTTTGTAGTTCATATTGTTAATTTCCTCCTGCGTTTTTTTACCGTTGCTTCCCTGCAACGCTGCGAAATTTGTATCCCGGCTTCCCTGCCGTGTTTATAGCAAAGGGTTATTCGCCCTCTGTTTCTTTATTGGTATCGGTCGACTGTTTGTCTGTCATGTTCCCGGCATTCGTACCGGTAACATCCCGTTTAGGCTGTTCCTGCGGCTTCGGTGCTTTCCCGTCCTCGCCCAGTTTGCCAGCGGCAATCAGGAAGGGCTTGCTCATTTCGTAAGCAGCTTGCGGATCAGGGAACAGACCGGGCGTAGTGAACGCCAACTGCGGGTCAATCGGCTGCTGAATCATCTGTGCGAAAATCTGAACCTTGCTCTGCTGGTTGTCGTACTGGCGGCGCGGCAGTTTGATGTTAATGTCACTTGCCATCAACTTAGAACCAGCCGTATCACGCAAGATTTTCAGCATCACAGACAGGCTCTGGCGTTCAGCATACTTGAACATATTCTCGTACTGCTGCGCCCTCGCTTCGGTGTGATTCCAGCCGTTGCGAACGATGACTGCGCCCACATTGTCGGACGTTGCGTTCTCGCTGCCGGTAGCACTGGGCATGGCAGTCAAACTGCGATACACGTTCAACATGGAATCAAGCAAGGTCTGGCTCTGCTGCTGGTCAAGCTCGTTTGCAATCTGCGAGACAGAAGCGGGCAGACCAGAAGTAGATTTCAGGCACATTGCGCCAAGCTCTTTTACTTGGTTAAGCGCCTTCTCGTCCACAAGGCAGTTAGTGAACACCATGATGGACTGGATGAACTGTGCCACGCCGTCCAAACGGTTGCTTTCAAGGTCGTTGATGGCATCCAGCACAGGGATAGCCGGTTCAAACAGACCCATTCGCTCCGGGTTCAGCTTGTATTCGACCATCGGCAGCATTCCGAGAGAATGGTTCTCCGACTTTGTGACCTTGCCGTTGTCGATTTCAAAGTACTGGTTTGGCGTATACACGCAAATCAGGTCGTTAAGGTCGTTCTGATAATTGCGTGGAATATGCAGCACGTTTGCGATGGGCTTATGCCCGATGCCGGAGTTGTAAATCACATACGCCATATCTGGGTCGGGAACATCCACCAGCAGGGGAGTTTCATCCGGGTAGTTGCCGTTGTACCCCTTGTCAGGGAGAACTATGCGGTATCCCTGCCCACACTCCAACATCCACTGCCAGAGTCGCCGATCAAGCGCATCTTTGCCCTCATACTGCAAGGCGTTGGACAGGCGGGCGATTTCCTCGCCGTCACCTGTCGCCGTTTCAGACCGCACATAAGAACAGGGAGTACCGCTCATGTAACCTGTGTAGAAGCCCACACACTCGTTGGCATGGTTCTCCACAATGCGGTTGGTGATTTCAGCGTGATATTCCTTCGTGCGATGGAGGACAGGCTGACTACCCAAGTAGTAGTTGTGCAGAAAGCGAATCTCGTTCTTGTTCAGCAGATGAATAGGTTCTGCCTTGCCCATGACCACTTTCAGCACATTTTCTCGATTGATTTCCGTCTCCGGCGTTTCAATTGGTCTGCGCCCAGTCAACGGCTCATTCAAAAAGCCGCCAACAACCGTCTGATACTCAGCCATGCGTTCCTCCTTTCCGGCAAAATAAAAAGCGCAGCAAAACAAACCTGTTAAGGTCTATCTCACTGCGCCAAAACTGCGCTTCAAAAGCTATTTACTTTTCCGGTGGATGGATGATTTTTACCCATCCTTCCCTTGTGTCTCCTTCGATAACACCCTTGCATCTGTCGCACTTGAAATGGTATCGTCCGTCCACTTCACCAAGATAGCGGTTGCAACGGACGTTCTTATAGATTGGGTTTTGCCTGATACAAGGGCAACAGATTCTGACTAACATGAGCGCTCCTTTCGTTGGATTTCTGGAAACAGGCTGTTAAGCACAGACCTGTCGGAAGCTACCGGGAAACTGTTAGCGCTTCCGGTCACGCTAGTTAGCTGTCGGGACTAACAACGTAGTTTTCCCGCCTAAAAGAAAACCACAAATGGTCACAGATTTCGGATTTGCACCAATGCCTACGTCTTTCGACGTACAGCTGCCTGACCGCTGCAATCTGTGATAAACCCGGCTTAATTGGAACCGTTGCTCTTTGCAATGTGAAAAATCTAAAGACATTGCATTGAGAGCCGGGAATAACGGAAGAGGTAGTATCAAGAGAATATCCCATGCAAAGCAAGAGAATCGTTGTGCTGCGTAGCGGGTTTGAACCGCTTCGTGTCAGTTGGGGGAGTACAAACAACGTTTCGTCCACTCGAAAACGCAACATATAATCCCCACGACAGAGAAAGGCGGCTGTCGTGGGTGAGTAAGAAAGGAGGGTATTACACAACAAATGACGAGTAAAAATGACTTAAAAATCTCGTCAACGCAATACCTAGAGGAAGCTGCAAATCTTCCTAGTACTATTGTAAGCCATGTCAATAAGCAAATCAAATTTTAATGCCTACGCACCCGGCTATTTAGGGGAATTATTAAAATGGCCTCTTGACAGGCTCGATTTTACTGATTCCGTTATACAATTCATCAGCAAGCTGTGCCAGACTGTCCGGTGCATCATCGTGCGGAACTTTGCCAAGCTGCGTGAACATCGTGACTTGTTCCATGAACGCCTTGTACTCTTTCGACTGGTGTTTCTCGTCAAGAAAATAGAACCGTTTGATGTCCGGCGCATACTGGATGATTCTTGACAGCTTGCTTTGGCCGCTTGGCGCGCGCTGGCTGCGAACAGAGCAGTGATACCCCTGCTGCCGGAGCTGGCTGTCTACCACGTCACAATATTCGTCACCGCCGTTGTTGGCTTCGCCACGCACCACGTTAATTTTATGCTGGATGATTTTGCCTACGGCTTCCGGTCTGGTCACGGTCTTGTCGCCGTTATTGAACACAAGGTCAGGGATGAATACGGCATCACCGTATACATAGGCGATAGGGCAGGCGGTGAAGTCACCGCCGCCCCATGCAATATCCATGACCATCAGCTTGCGATCGGGCTCACCGTCAGGCAGAACGCCGTTGAAATACCGCAATTCATCGGCAGGGAACAGCAGACCTTCACGCTCAACAGGTTGGTTCATGTACAGCGCTTTCCAACTCATTTCATCCATGACTTCGCGTTGCTTGCGGAGCGTTTCTGTGCTATATCCTACACCGTAGTCATAATCGAAGTTTGATTCGTCCTTTTCGTTCATTGCTGGCATAACAATGAATCTGTTCCTGTCGGAATCGCCGTAGTTTTGCTCTAATCGTCCGATAACATCATGGACAGACCAGCGTGTAGCAATATGCAGTTCCTTGCACTTGTTGCCGATTTTACGCTGTCTAAGGTCGGTAGTGTACGTTTCCCACAGTTTATCAAGGCGAGGTTTAGAGAGCGCAACCTCAATGCCAGACACAAGGTCATCGCAGTAAAGAAGCGTAGATGCACGGTACAAGCCAGCATTGCCAGTGCCAATAGACGTAAATTCCAGCGTTTCAAAACGCTTTCTCTTGCCTAAGTCAATGCGGCAGTCCTTCGCATTGGTGTTCGACACGGCAACGTCCGGAAAAACATCATTCCACAGATATTCTCCGTCCTTGTCGAATATACGCAAGCACTCGTCATAAACGCCACGCACAAAGCTGTTCGAGTGAGAACCTGTAAGCATCGGTTCGTCAGGGCTTCTTCCGGCAAGCCATGTCAGATAGAAAATAGCTAGAGCCGTCTTGCCACAGCCGGGGGGCATCGAGATTGCCAGCAAGTCCAGTCTGTCATCCGCAAGGTCTTGCAGGGCGTTCGCAACGGTTCTTAGCACCTTTCTTCTCGGCTGATAGAACTTCTTCTCCGGCGCACGGTTCCATTCAAGGTAGATACAATAGCTGTCGAACACATCCTTTGCTTCAAACAGGTACGTCCGGCCGATAATGTCATAGATTTTTGCCACGTCCTCGCCTGTTTTCATCTTGCCCATCATGGCTGCACAGACAGAGCGCAGCTCACCAGAGTATTTGTAGGCATCGAACCGCTTATCCTGTGGCAGAGCGTCTCTCAGGTTCACCACCGCCTGAAACCAGTCCTCATAGACCTGCGCTTCGGTCGGATTCTGCTTTGCATACGCCTTGATGCTGTCAATGATAGCGATACACTGCTTTGGCTGCATAAAAAAATAGGCACCCCCTACCTGAAAATGTAAAGAGTGCCTACAACTGCACAAAAATCAAATATTCGATTTTATTCTAGGTTGCGAACAATGTCACTTCAATGCTTTCGCACGGTTTTCGTCATAATCAGTAAACATAGCCGCTGCAATCTTCATAGCTTCCTCTACCGTAGGAGCCTTGATAAATGCTCTGCATCCAAACAGAACTCCGCTTGCGTTTGTTTTGCTATCTTCTGGAATGACGTAAATTTTTCCATTTTCACGCTTAGCAAGCCATGTAGGAGTGCTCCTGTATGCTTCTTCTTTCGCCTTGCATTCAGCTTCCATTTTTTCACGGACTTCCTTGAAAATAACATCAGCTTTCCGCTCTGCATCTTGCTTAGACCACGCATCGACATAAGCGAACCCGTGCCAGTGACCCATGATAACATTTTTCTCAACGTCATCTAAATGCTGGTCACAGCAATCTGCGCCACCATAGGCATAAACCGTATAAGTGGGTGGTTTTGCCGTCAACTCTTCGTTATCCTCGTATTCTTCAACATCGGCATCGTACATCTCTGCGATTTTCTCCGCACGTCTACGGCTCTCGGTCAGAGTAATGATGTGATAATCCTCGTATTCACCGCTTGTTACTGCGTAAAGTTTTCTAGCCATACTTTCACCTGTTCTGTTCAGCAATCCGATACCATGTCTGGCGGGTTACATAATATTTGCTTGTTCATCAAGCCACGTTTCGCGGTTAAGTCTTTCCTTCTTTTCGATTAAGGTAGGAGTAAACATTTTATCGCTCTTCCATCCCGCATATTTCTTAAAATACGCAAGATAATCTTCTGCTATTGCGGGAATACTTTCCAAAATAAATGTAAGAAGAGCAACTCTCATTTGCCGCTTAAACGTTTCGGAAGGGCCTTCTTTCTTGAAATCAAAAAATATGTTTTCATCATAAAACAAAACATTGCATTTCTTAGATTGGCATTCCAGCATAAAGGAAGTAAAATCTTTGCAGTTTACAAAATCGAAAACCGAACGAAATGTCAAATCTGCATCTTTTTTGATAAAATCCCAATAAAACGGTTTTTGCTTTTCCATGTTGTTCTCCTTTTCTCTTGCCTGTTGGAGAAAAGAATGGTATACTGTAGTTGCACCATTCTTTTTCCTGTTTTGACTAGTTTGGTGTACTCTTAGCGGTGGCTTGTGGTTGGGCTGCCGCTATTTTTATTTGCGTATCTTTCGACACGCTCATACCAAGTGGATTTCCCGATGCCAAGCTGCTTGCAGCACTCTTTTACAGTAATTTTGCCTTTTTGCTGTTGCTTTAATAGGCTTTCAAACTGCTGCTCGTCAACTTGCTTTTCCTGTCTGCCAAAACTACGGCCTGTTCTGGCCGACACTCTCTTGCCATCAACAATAGGCATGGCAGCTATGCCCTCTGCCTGACGTTGCTTGGTTTTCTTGCGTTCCTGTTCAGCTACTGCGCCCAAAACCTCAATAAGGATGTTGTTTACCATTTCCAGCACCCACGTCTGGTCTTGGAAGTCAATAAGCGTGGTCGGAATGTCGAGAATGCGAACAATCACGCCTTTTTCTTTGAACCATTGAAGTTCTCGCTTCATTTCGTCTTTGTCACGCCCGAATCGGTCAAATTCCTTGACGATGACTTCATCCCCAGCCTTGACAGTCTCTTTCAATCGTTTATACTGCGGACGGTCAAAGCTGCTACCTGTCATTTTATCACAAAATACATTCTCGTCCAGGATGTCGAACCGATCTCGTGCGATTTTAAGCTGTCTTGCAAGGCTTTGCTCCTTACTAGACACTCTAGCTAAGAAGTAACGCATTTTTTCACCCATCACTTGATGTCAAATCCATTTTCGACTTTTGTCTCACGAGGGACTACCATAATCTTGTATCCCATAACCCTTAGTGTTTCATCCAGCTTGTTGACACTAATGTTTTTGTGCCTTAGACGTTCATTCAAGGTTTTAAGCGGAATGTCAAGCATATCACTTAACTTCGCTTGGTTCAATTCCTTCAATTTCAAAATTTCCTTTATCGCTTCACTTGCCGTCATTTTTCTTCGCCATCCTTTCTTGATTCTATTATATCAAGATATTTCTGGATGTCAAGATATTTCTGGACTTTCTTTGCTTGCGCTTATATTATATATAAATATACTCTAGTATGTATTTATACATACTAGAGTAGTATAAGGATGTTTACTTAGTTAATCACAATCAGGTAGAAAATTTTCTATAATAAGGAGTAATTCTGCCGAACTTCATTTCCGTAAAACTTTGGGTCTTGACAAGCATATTTTCACGCTTTATACTTGTTCCAGCGAAAGCGAGGTGATAGGCTTGGCAAGACGAGCAGAAACCTCGGAACGTGATAAGTTGCACATGATAAGCACCCGGCTCACAGAGAGCCAGATCGCAAGCATGGAGAGCAGCGCAAAGGCATTGGGCATCTCAAAGGTTGATGTTATCCGCATGGGTATCGAGTGGGTAGCATCCTACGTTGAGAACATCAAGGCATAAAAAATAAGCTACCAGCGGAACTTTGGACGGCAACGCTGATAGCTTATCCACATCACGAAACGAGAACCTGCAACCACCAAGGGCGCAGTCTCCCTTTTCGGAATCTATTATACCAAAAAGGGCTGCTCTCCGCAAGAGTTAGGAGCAAAAAACATGAACTTCCCCACGAAAACCGAAGAATTTCTGAAAACCCTCGCACACGGCAAAGAGCCGACCAGCGAGGACAAGGAGTACGCAGAAGCGCTAGGCAAGCTGTCTGAACTGAACTATCGGGCAGGGTACGAAGCGGGGCGCAAAGAAAAGTAACATAATTTCGGCAATTCGTATGTATTATAAATTACATCGTAAAATCGTTTGAAATTATTTACTTCACAAGGAAAAGTGGTATAATATAATTACGCCGAAAGGAGGTGAACAAGTATGACGTACAACAACCCGAATGGTGCACAGTGCAACGCCAACGTCAGCAAGGAAATGCTGGCAGAGATCAATCACTACTGCACCGTATGCGACCTTAACCGAAGTCAGTTTATGCGCAGAGCCATTTCAGAGTATCTGCAAAACCATCCGCTGCCCGATGAAAAAGAATAAGACGCTCGCTAAAGTTTGCCGACCACAGCGAACGTCTTATATGCTCAACAATGGAAATGGAGCCATTGCGCCCTTATTATAGCAAATTGGCTCAGTTTCCGCAAGCTATTTAAGGAGATTCTATGAACCATAGTATCACAACTAAGACCGAAATTCAACTGATCGAGGGTGTTAGCTGCTACGAAGAAAACGGAGTGGCTTACATCCGTCTGGAAGATGCTGCTCGTGGACTTGGCTTCACTCAAGAGAAAAATGGAGTTGAATACGTCAAATGGGAACGTGTTGAAGAATATATTCGTAGCTTCGCAAATTCCCCACTTGTGGGGAAAAGACCTGAATACATCCCCGAAAACATCTTTTACCGCCTTTGCATGAAAGCCAATAACGAGACGGCGCAGAAGTTTCAGGCGCTTGTATGTGATGTGATTCTTCCCGAACTTCGCAAGCGTGGTTATGTTGCTCTTTATCCGAATGGACAGCCGAGCAGCTTGCAGATTTTGAACATGATGGTTCAGGCTGTGAACGAACAGGCTGCACGAAGCGCAGAAACCGAAAAGCGTGTGGATGCCATTGAATCCAGTTTCAACAATATGTGCTCGATTATGACTATCAGCGTAAAAGACGATGCACGAAAAGTCTGTCAGCGCACGTTGAATGCCATTGCAACCAAGCGTGGAGGTGGTACGGCTTACGCAGACGTATGGAATGAAGTCTACGATGAAATGAAGGAAAACGGCTTCGATGTTCGCCGCCGTTTGGATAACCGCAAGAAGGATGCCGCGTCTAAGGGCATGAGCAAGACTTTTGTGCGGAAAATCAACGCTGTTGACATCATCTTCGACAGTAAAGACAAGAAGATGGAATCTGCGTTCATCAACTCCGTGCGCCGTCTGGCAGCTGCCACAAACGTGAAGTTTGAGGTCAAGGAAGAAAAGCAGTCCGCATAATACATAACAGCCAATAAGAAAAGCCAGTGGTTAGAGAACATCTAGCTGCTGGCTTTTTTGTGTTATGCGATTATTGCTCCTATAAAGCTCATTTTGTGATTCCTCCCTTTATTCAACTGGTGTTAGCAAGACTTCCGCACTAATAGAAAGTTCGATATGGTAGCCGTTTTTAACGGTAACATTCTGCTTTTCGCCAGCTTTTTCAAATTTCAGCACATCACTCACATCGTCAGAATTTGCATCAGACACCACAAATACTGTCGCTTCTTTGTTTTGATTCTCAACTTCGTATGTGCCAGTCGGAACCATGTACCAGATATATTTATAGCCACTCTTGTTCGTTTCTTCTTTTCCATAATCACCAAGAACTTCATCAACTAAAACAATAGAGCCGTTCTCTTTTACGGTTTCTTCCGAAGTAACAGACGGATTTTCAGATTCTATCTTTACAGATGACGCAACGGATGATGTTGGTTTTTCGCTTTCAGAACTAGCCGCAGTATCTGTTTTGTTACGAGGGCTTACTAAATCCATAATAAAAGCCAATACGAACATTACCATAAGGATTTTGAACCACAGCCGCTTATAAGCTGGCTTTGGCGGTGTATTCTCTCCGCCACACTGCGGACAGGTTTTAGCGGTAACGGCTATCCTTGCGCCGCAGTGTTTGCACTTTACGAGTTTTGCCATTTTACAATGCCCCTTTCTTACGGTCAAGTATAGCACAGATTAGACCGGAAGAGGGGCCTTTTTGTATTTTTCGGAATTTTTGGAGACTTGCACAATCAGATAGGTTTCGTTTTGTGAAGGTGGGGTGGGTGTTAGCAATGAAAGTGCCTTTTTTATTTTGGTCGGAGGAGACGGGACTCACCGCCCCCACCCGGTCCTCCGGCCCTATTCCCCCCGGGTGACCCCAGCGCACCCGGAACGGTTACACAGCACACAGGCAGCAGGGCAGACCACGCAAGGCACGACACACACGCCCGGACGCTGGACACGCAGCACCCGTCTGCACTCTATACCAGACATACCACGCCGGGCAGATCGGGACGGCGGGCGGGTGCTGGACTGCCTGCAATGTGTCCGGCAAAGTGTACAATTTCGGACGTTTATTTTTATCCATATTTATATGGATATATTTTGCCAAAAGCATTGACAATCCATATATATATGGATATAATATAATCAGTCCAGATAAATATGGACTACAACCACAATACACCAAAACAGGAGGCCAAAACCATGAAAAACAATAATGTTCTTTTCCTTGAATGCCGGGGCTGTTACTTCTTTAAGAATGATCCTATTAGCAATTCTTCCGATGTGGGTAACTATAGAGTGGGCGCATACGCGCACCGAATCCACGCAAAAGATGGAAACGATTATATTTTAGAGTTTACCGCATACGATAAAAAAGAAATGCGGAATAAAGCGCTACGAACCGGCAAACCCTTGAAGCATCCAAAATACGAAACAGTGTTAGCGAATGCGCTACATATTAGCACGGAATACGAAAAGCCCGAAAATGGGTATCTTGCATCTTTTGGGAATATTGAACTCGAAAAAAAGA